TTGTGAGTGAGTTGAATAATGTAGACTTTCCGACGTTCGGAAGTCCGACGATGCCTAATTTCATTTTTGATTTTACCTATTCAAAAACCCATTGTTTAAGGGATTCTTGCCTTTCTATTTTTGATTTATGTACCAATTCTGTACCAATTTAATCGGATATACTATATTTTTGATTATTTTATATTGCTTTGAGTGCTTCCGCCACTCTGTCCATTTCTAAGTTCTTTTGCTCGTCTGTCGTGTGAACGTAAAGGTTCATTGTGATACCTATGTTCGAGTGTCCTAATATTGTCTGCAAGGTTTTTGGAGTCATACCGGCTTCAATACATCTTGTTGCGAATGTATGTCTTAATACGTGCATTGAAAATCTCGGTATGTGTGCTCTGTCACACGCTTTGTAAATTCCGGTATCATATGTGCTGTTTTTCACCGGTGCTCCGGTCTTACACAGAAACACTCTGTCTCTCCATTGAATGTCAATAAATTTGAATGAAGCATTTTTGGCTTTCTGCAATTTCAATAGCGATACGGCTTCATCAGTGAGTGGAATTGTCCTATATCCTGATTTGCTCTTAGGTGGTCCCTCTCTCCATTCGCCTGTTGAATGCCTGTACTCTAAGCTCCTGACAATTTTGATTGTTTTGGCTTTAAAGTCTACATCTTCCCATTTAAGCCCCACAAGCTCGCCTGTCCTTAGCCCAGTCTGCAAGGCAAATCTGTATTGATACTCATATGATGTGCCTTTGATAGCTTCGCAGAATTTTTTCTGATTTTCAATCGTCAATGCTTCTTTCTTTGAGGACTCCTTGCCAATGTCGGATTTCACCATGCGATTGCACGGATTTTTGGGGATAATCTCGCTTTGATATGCATAGTCAAGCATATTGTATAACGCTATGCGTGTCTGATATATCGTTGCCGTTCTGTAATCCTCGTCAGCCATATTAGTCATTATCTTTTGGCAGTGAAGCGTATTAACCTCTCGCAGTATCTTATTTCCGATAACAGGCTTTATGTTGCGATTGTATCTCTCAGTGTAGTTTCTTAGCGTGTTAGGTCTTACTGTGCGCTTCTTAACGCTTATCCAGTAGTCAAACCATGCATCAACCAACATGTCAGACGGAAAGTCGGGGTTGCTGTGCTCATCAGTGTACTGCTCATCGGCAAGCCACTTTTTACACTCTTGTAGTTTTGCAAATAATTTCTGTACTCGCTTTCCATTCCTTGTCGTGTATCTGCCGACATAGTACTTGTCTTTTCTCTGACTAATGCCTCTGCCTAGTTCTTTACCTTTCAAGTCCTTTCCCATATTAAATTTTCGCTCCTTTCACTTATGGAAAAAGCCTTATGCAATTTATTATAATATCACATAAGGCTACATAAGTCCACATTTGATTATATCTCTATCGTCTCTGCGATATACTTTTCAAACTCTTTTCGCTTGATTAATCGTCTCTTTCCGACATACATAACAAATTGGCACCTTGGGTTGTTTGTTATTTCTCGGAGCTTATTTACTCCGATGTTACTGTATTCCGCAGCTTCATCAATCGTCAGCGTTACTTTTTCCCATATTGGCACTTTGTTAATCATCGCCTGACTCCTTTCTATCTTTTCCTTAATGGTTGCCACTCTCCGGGAAGTGGTCGTTTTTGAAATTAATAGTCTCTGTGATACTTCTTCAAGGCTCTTATCAGCAACTAGCAGCTCAAAAACTTCCGCTTCTTCATCGGTGAAATTGGCATTTTTCATAATTTCTTCAAGTTCCGGCTTAGTAAGTTTTGAAAACTTCATAAGCCTGTCTCCTATTCTTCGGTTTTGCTTGCACTGTGTATACAAGTATTTGAGTATCGGCATGAGCTGTTACGCGGCTTGTTGTCCTCGTATGCACATTGTCTTTCAATCGGCTCTATATCACTTATAGTTCTGCTGTTCATCTGTTCTCCCATTCCTCGCAAATTAAAATCTGCTAATTAATCAACATATAAATCTCCATAAGCATCGTATCTAGGGCACATGCCACCTCTGTAATTAAAAAAGTAATGTACCCCTGTTTGAGTATCTTTGTATTCTGCTACATCAGTACTAGGGCTGCCTGTGTGCTTCGCAACACGTATTTTGGTTAGCTGCGGTCGGTGTAAATATCTTGCTACAGACTACACATTTAATTGGCTTGTAGTGCTTCATTGCTATCTCCTTGCTTGATATTCAGATTTTTAAACATAGCACACATAACATCTACTACAATTGAGTTGCCGAATTGCTTATATAGTTGCGTATTACTGTTTACTGCTGCCATTTTGTCAATATCTTCATCAGATACACTCATCAGCCGTCCGCACTCTCTAGGGGTTAGTTTTCTAATACGATATTGTGTGGCAATATGGCTATTCGCATATCCGTGTGTTCCGGCTACGAGATTAGCCGATATGCCGTTATCAGAAATAACTGTGCCACGTTGGGAACCGTTGCTTGATATTTGACCGACTTTTTGGATATTATTTTCAAGCAATAAATTATCTTTCTGCACACTCGTTAAGCAATTACTTGTACCTTGCATATTCACCTCTAATCTCTGCTCTGTTAGACTTCCCGCAGTTCTATCTGACGGATTATCGGGATTTCTGCCACGCATAGCAACTATCTGACTTTCACACACCTTAATCTGTTGCGTACCACCGCCCTCAACTGTTGTGATATTAGGGCAAAGTGCATTTTCATCATATACTGTGTTTGATTGATGTTTGCCTGTGCCATTATCCATAAATCCTAACTGCTTTGCTTCAAGTATTTTTGGCTCTTGATTACCACCTTGCATTGTACCCAATGTCGGACTGCACCCCCCACATCATAAATTCTGCTGGTGCTCTCAAATTTTGCTTCAAGAGAGCCTATTACATTTACATCTGCCATTACTTCAATCACTCCATTACTTCCATAGTTATCAAGGCCTTTATAATCTCTTACCCTAAGAGTTACGGCTACATCAATCGGTTTGCCTGCCGTCTCTCCCATATCCTTTAACAACCAAGTTTCCATCTGACCGCAAGTTTGATATTCCGCAGTCATATCTTGCCTTGATACAGTTTGCAACTTCTCTCTGCTGTGGCTTATTGATTGTTCCGTCAACGCAAGTCTGTCTGTCTGTCTGTCTGTCTGTCTGTCTGTCTGTCAAGATTGTGTTGTGGTAATGTACCATTGTCAATAAGCTGTTTTATCAGCTTGTCAGCCTTTTCATTGTTGATGTAATACTTTTCATCTACATTATCCTCAAGATAGTCTTTCAGCTTCTTTTTGAGTGGTATAGGCTGCGGAAAATAATAATTGTACTCACCCAGGAATGAAAACATAAAACATCTTTCACGATTTTGTGCTACACCATAATTTTTAGCATTCAAGTCTTGGTAGTAATTTGTGTAACCTAGGCTCTCAAGGAAATCTAGCCACTTTCTAAAGTCAGGCATATTATCCTGGCTATGTACTTGTGGCACGTTCTCCATGAATAAAATCTGTGGCAATTCTCCGTTGCTATCTCTGATTTCTGTTAGTATTCTCTCAACTTCCCACAACAGACCGCTTCTTGTGCCACTGCCCTTAGACATTCCGGCTTGTTTTCCGGCAACTGATAAATCTGTACAAGGGAATGAGTAAGTAAGTAAGTAAGTGAATGCATTTGTGTCACAGATATTCAAATCTTCCGCATGAACCTTAGTTATATCCATTGTGGGAAAATCTGTACCATGCACTGCGTTATAGCTTGCTATGGCATACTTATCAAACTCCACAACTCTGTAATGCTCAAACTTTGCGCCTATTCTCTTTAGTGCCATTGCCTGACTTCCGTAGCCGTTCAGCCAGCAAATAACTCTATAAGACGTATTGGCTTTGTGACCTTGATAGGCTCTCTAATTATGTCGAATAATGTTATCTGCTGCATTTCATCACTTCCTCTCTGATAAATTAATTAATGTTTAATATTTTCACTACACCACTGCTCTTGTATCTCATCATCAGTCTTATCTCGTCCGTGAATGTCGTACCACGCAAACGCTACCTCTGTCAGACCGATTATGCCGAATACTATCAGTGCAGTGTATACTACTGTTGTTGTGTCGGTCATTCTTCATCGCTCCAATCTAAGTCTATTTTCTGACCGCAATTATCACAATATTTCTGTTTGTTAAGTAAGCCCTTACCATTGCAACAAGGGCATAAAGCAAATTCTTTATCTTCTGTAAAATCCGGTTTCTTCGATACCTGCTTTTCAAGTGCCTGTATTGCTATTCTCATTGCTTCTGCAAGCTCATCTTTAGTTGTATTTAGCGGTATCCCTTGAGGATTACTAAAGGATGTTGCAAAAACAATAGTATTACAGATTTTAATTGCTTCACTCTCTGTCATGCTATCCCTCGCTTTCTAATAATTCTGCATTATCAAAGATGTTTCCGACAACTTCATATTCAGTATCATATTCAAGCCTGTGCTTATAATATTTTTCGTTAGGAATTGTACATATAATTTCAAAATCTCCGAATGTTATGAGCACGTTCCCCTTGCTATTATTTATTTTTACAATATCATTCTCCCAAATCAGATTGCCATTCTTGTCTTTCAAGCCTGTGCATTGGCAGATTGTGGTTGGGTCTACTTTGTACCATCCGTCTGTCTCTCCGCTAGAATAAAACATTGTGTTAGGTTCAAATATTAGATGGACTTCTTTGCCATACACATCTAAACCTTTTACATAATATCCTTGCACCCATTTTCCGCCGTTATAGACTCTCTTTGCCTTGAATAAGTATCTATCTTCCATATTTTCTCATTCCAACCTTTATTTTGATTATGGATATATTTTTTCCTACTCTTTCTTTTTCACGCTTCTCTTTTGCTTCCGGGAAAATAAAATCCATAGCATCATTCCAACCCTTTGTATAATCATCTTCATAATCTCTTGCCGTTGGTGTGCCCTTGTATAATGGCATTTTAACCATATTTTCTCCTATTCCGCTTCTGATTGAAGCCATTTTAATATACCATTTGTACAAGGCACTTTCATGCATACACATTCCAGTTCGTAGGCACATTGCCCGCACGTATCTTTAGTACTAATCCATTCTGCTAACTCTTCATCCGACATATTCCTTATCCTATCAGCATTGGTCTGTTTGCTATCGCATCTGCAACAAGGCTCATTATCTCTTGAATTGCTGTTGTGCTGACAGTTGCAAGTGTGGCTAGTTTCATAGTTCTGTGTGCTTGCCACTTCTTCAAAAAATACCATTGGATATGAAGCCATACAATTAGCTGCCATAGGGTCGTGAATTTCTGTAACCACTACCTCTTTTCCGTCAATGATATGCTTTGAGCCGATAGGGAAATCATGTTTCAACTCTTCCTTCGATAGCATATATTCTTTTACAATCATTTTTCTCCACCTCGCAATTCTTCCAACTTCTTAAATTAAGTCCGCCACACCTAATGCAATAAAACTTTTTATATTCTCTTGCATATTCGCACAAATAGCCGCAATGTCCGCAGTATTCTTTTCCATTACTAACTGATATTCGTTTAGGCTCGGACACATTGTCTCTCTCGAACAGCTCTCCGTGCTTGCATTCTATACAACAATCTCCTTTATGCTTGCAAATATTACAGTCAATCATTGTTACCTCTCAATTCTTCCAGTTTTGCTTCAGCTTCGGATTTTGTGAGGAATACGGTTTTGCCAAACTGCTTATCATAAAAACCTATTGAACTATCAGGATTTGCACAAAGCAAAGCTTCAATGTAAAACTCGTTTCTCCCTGTCCCTAGTGTACTGTGGTAATCAACTCGGATAACTCTGTACCTCTCCGCTTCACCACAACCCAACACGCCGTTGACATATACTGTATCTCCAACTTTACAAGGTAAAATAACAAGCCTGCCCTGTTCCTCTAAATCCTCATAATCTTTTAGCTTTCGATATACTGCATCTATTTCTTCACAGTCTGGCTCGCAAGCACGTTCCCATAATTCATCATCTATCCATGATGGATTGCTTTCTGTTAATCTCTCCATTACTGCTCCTTTCCGCAAGTCTGGCTAGTTTCCATGGTGTTGCATGCTCACCGTCACTCCACGATGTTCTTCCGTCAGCCCAAGCATAAACGCTTCCATTCTCATATTTTGCAAAATATCTTTTACCCCACTCGGAAAAAATGTTATCTCTTACCAGTATTGGTGTATCAACTGTAACTTTTGACCAATCAATTGGTGGTTCAGCATATTTGCTATTCGCCCATTTTTCCGCTTTATCCCCGCAATAGGCATAACCATGAGTATTGAATAAACAATCTTTACACTCTAATTCATAGCACGCTATCAGCTCTAATGTTGCTTTGTTAACTGCTATTTTGCTACCGCCACAAGCAATATCTAAAATCTGTTCTGCAAATTTCTCTCTATTTGTCATAGTTTTGTACTCCTTTCCCATAATCCGGCATATGTTTGAATCTCTCATATGCCTTATTGTCTCTGTGTTTTTCCATGTATGCTTTCTGCCTATCGTCTCTCATCTGCTTTATGTGAGCATTTTGAGTACTGTCGTTATCCCATGCGTAAGTCATTAATCAATCACCTTTATGTACCTTTCATCAACGTAATTAACTTCATCAGCAAGGCATTGCGCCACCTTTGGCAATGTCAGACCGAATTGATTAAATTTATACAGCGTGTCGATTAAGTCTCTAAATTCTGCGATAAACTCTTTAATTTCCTTAACCGACAATTTAAACATCAGCTTAAGTGCCGTACACGCTAAAGTCATGTAGCTGTATGCCGTATCATTTAAAAGCTGTCGTGTGTCGTTTATCGTGAGTGGATTATTTTTCTGATAAATCCTAATCAACTGCTGCATTGGGATTAAATTAATCTCTTCCTGCACATCAATGCCGTATCTAACTTTCAAAAGTTCAGCAAGCGTTTCAGTTTTCATTTCATTTTCGGTCTGTGCCCTTTCAAGGTACTCATTTATGGTTCTTTCAAGCCTTACAATGCGCTTATTGCCGAATCCATGATGTAAATACAGTACATAGTAGCCTAAGTCCATAAAGTCTGTGAAAGACCGACTTACGAGCTTTCTACGGCTATTGCTGTTTTTCAGCGTAACTCTCTCTGATTTTGTCCACGTAAAATCCGGCTCTCTGTGCTTTTTCTTTGGTTTCAGTTTGTTGCTCATATTTCTTCATTCTTTCTTCAAGTTCTCGTCTCGCCCTAATGAAACAGGCTTCTGTAGTTTCTTCTGCGACTTTTACAATCTCTTTACCGCGCCACCGGATAGTTATTTTTGTTTCCTTGCTATTGGTTTTGTAAATCATTTGCAAGTCATATTTCCTTTGCAGCGGTCGGTAAAAATCGTAAAAATCTTTCAAGGCGTCCATTGTGGACTCCTTTCTTTTATCTTCTGCCGTGCGATGTTTGCCTTTTCACAAGTTGCGTTCTTAACGTTTTGCTGATAGTGCATTTCGCAGACCTTATATCCGGGTTTTACCGGATTATCACAGAAAAAACATAGCCCTTGTTCGTATCTGCCGGTTCTTTCGGGCATTTTAACTCGTGCTCTTCTCATTGTTTCTCTGCAAAATGTGCAAGTGGTATGCCCCGGGTCTGCTTTTCTCTTGCGACAGCGTGTGCATATGCCATTTGCCTTGTCTTTTTCGTACCTCGCTTTTCGCCATGCTTTTTGTCGCTCGTTGTATTTTTTTACATCAGCAGTGCGTATCTTTGACGTGGCCTCGGCTGATTTTGCCCTACACTCAACACAACTTTTTTCGTCACCATATAGCAAGTTTTTACCACATCTAGGGCAAACACCAACTGCCTGTAATTTTTTATAAAGCTCTCTGCCATATGCTGTACGTTTGCTGTTACATGCCGTGCAAACCACACCTTCTCTATCAAGTGGCTTTCCGCAAAGCACGCAAAGGTTACTGGCTTTTCGTTCTTCATATCTCTGTCTGGAATACTTGTCTTTTATCATTTTTTACTAGGAGTAAAGCCGACTTTAATTGTGCGCACAAACCTCTTACCTCCTATCTTTTCATCTGCTCGATACGTTCTTTAATTTCTTTTGGCATTGGAATGCCTTTAATCGGCTTATTTTGGCTTTTATTATCTTCAAGCGATAGTTTTATCGTCTGTTGATCTTTAGAGCCGATTTGAGCCGAATACGAGCTTCTATTGGTATTTTCAATCAATGCCTTTATATCCTTTGGCATTTTTTGATATTCCTTTGCTCGATTAACAACTGTCCTGTAGGTTCTCATAAAATTTGACTGTACTACGTTTTCAATACTCTTGCTGTCCGTCAGCGCCCAGTTTCTAAGATTATCAGGACTCCCGACAGTCTTTTGTACAAGTGGTGGTAGCTTATTAAATTCTTCAACTGCACCATAGTAGCCATTTCGTAGTGCCCTGCTAACAAGGAACCATGCTTCCATTTCGTTAAGTTCCTGTGGGGATTGAACCTCATGCAGTTTGTTTATTAGCTGTCCGATGCTCGGCGCAAATCCACTTGTATCGGAATGCACGTAAGTTTTCAATGCTGTAGAAATTTGTTGATAGCTGTATTCTTCCAACATCATATTCCACGCATCTACTGTCTCTGATAGATTGCTTGGCTTGTAATTGGGGTAGCAATCACACATTATGCGGATAATCTTAACTGTCTCGTCTCTTGTCATTTCTCCACCTCATACATTGTCCCAATCAATGGTGCCTTTGTTAGCTGAATGTGGCTCATTGTCCTTTAGTGCAAACAGTCCTTGCCAACAATGGTCTACTGACTGATTAAGAATTTTAACAGCCAAATCGTTATCGCCCTTTGATAGTCTCTCGATAGTGTTCATAGCTCGGTGTAATGCCATTTCAGTGCATATTGGCTTTTTAATCTTTTTCCTCATTGTCAGGTATTCTTGAAAAGCACTCTCTAGCATTTCATCATCAGGATAGTAGACAGTTTTCTTTTTAGATATTGATTTATCAATATCTTTTTCTTTTATATCCTTATCTTTACTATCCTTAACTATACTATTCTTATCTATACTTACCTTACCTATACTATCCTGTGGCAGACAAGTGGCAACCACTTGGCAACCATCTGGCAACCCATTGGCAACCACACGGCAACCATCATCAGAAAATGTGTATGCGCCATTGGATTTTATCTTTAATTTTGCCAATTCTTCCTTAAAATTCGTTGGTGTATATCGGTCTTTTCTCAAAGCGTTTGCCATGCGCCAATGCTTAATTACAATCACACCATTATCAAACTGATAAATGTATCTTTTTTCCAATAGTTGTTGTAAATCAGCCACACTTGCGTGAGCTTTGAACATGGAAACTGATACCTGATTGCAAAATCCGTCATCATCAGCAGACATAGATAAATGCAAATATAAGGCTTGTGCACTTGATGATAAAGCCATGAAATTATCATCATCAGTGACTTTTTTTGTGAACATTCTACGTTCTGCCATTTAATTAATCTCCTATTTTCCTCAAGCTTCGGTTGATGTATTTTAATCTTTTCCCTCGTGGTTTATATTGTTATACCTTTTTCTCAACGTGTTCTGCACCTTGTTCATACCCTTGAAACCACCGACAATAAAAGCTATTTCTGCTCTATTTTCCGTCGCTTTTGTTTCTGCTTCCATATCGTGTAGTCCGTACTCTACCTGAATAATTTCATTTGCAGTAATTCTTTTCAGAATTTCATCACATTTCTTCTTGCTTAAAAACTTCACTCTGTTTTACTCCTTTCAACAAATTTCAGTTTGCCTGTTCAATTTCTACATCAACATCAATATGCAATCTTTTTTTCTTTCCTGTATTAACATCAATACAGGAAACATACCCATTTGTACTCTCCAACAAATGTCCTACTTTGTAAATATCACCCTCAAATCTGAACACATCTCCTTTTCTTAAAAATCCTATCTGCGTAATCATATATCTACCTCCATAAATCCTAATTTATCTTTACATCAAATTCTCTTTTGATTTCAGGATATCTACCAAATTAATGTATAGACAATTCCTTTGCCTGTTGTTGTTATATCAAGTGTTATCTCGGTAGTGCCTTTTTCTTTTAAGTTTTGGATAAAATTATTTACTTTGCCTGTTCTTTTCTCTTACCAGACTGGCATCCTTTCTAAATTTCAGTTTACAACATTAAACACTTTTCTTCTGTAAGTTTGCCACAACTCTGCAACCATAAAGTTCTAACAAATCATGTAAATCAAACTCTTCTAATTCATTCTCATCAGCGATTTTATCGCTGTGCACAAGAATCTCATCATCCATCTCGGCTGCATGAATTGTCTGCCTAAGAATACTTAACATAGTATCTACTGCATACTCAAAACCTTTAAGATTATCTTCGTTCATACCACCTGTAAGAGCGTCTTTCATTTTATTCATCTGTTCCTCTAAAAACTTTGGAACATTACAAGCTATAAACATCATTTCTTCATTCATTTTCTTTTTTCCTTTCTCATAAATACTTGATTTTTCAGGAACTATGGTTCAATAAACAAGCGGTCATGCCTTACCTCTCCACAACGCTGTTTAATTTGCCTAATAACTCATCGTTAATCATCTTAGCAGATATATCAACATGCATATTTGCAATGATTTTTTTCAAATTTTCTATCGCTGCTTCATATCAACGCTTATATCCAATGTTATAACAATTCTCAGCAGTTGATTTTATTTCTTCTAAGTGTTGTGATTTATCCATAATTGCCGCCTTTCTTTTCATTTACTCAACGTCCTTATATGAATCTGCATTAATAAGCTCCATAAATTTATCTAGTTGCTTCTGTGACACCTTATTGCCCTGTTTATCCTCTCTAATCGTCACAACAAGGTGTTTTTCGATGATATGCGATAATTCCCTTGCGAGGTTCTTTCTACCTTGCTGTACGCCCTGCAGATAGCCCTTAGGCGCTTTTCTCTCGCCTATTGAACCACTAGCACGATTTTCCCCTTGACCGCCTAAACTGACATTTCTAAGTTGATAACCCTTATCGGCATATAGCTTGATGTAATACTTCTCTTTCTCGTCAAGCTGGCTTTCGGGAAAATTCAGAAACTCAGCTCGCCAACCATAAGGGTTTTTCTCTTTATCGTACAGCTTGTGTTTGCGTAAACTAAGGTCTATATGCTGTTCATAACCTACAAGGTGGCTTGCCAATCTGCTAAGTGTATGTACCGCCTGTCCGATATAAGCATACTTAAAACCGTTTTCATCTTCTCGGAGTAGGAAGTAAATCCCACTCCTGTCATTCAGCTTTGGATTCAGCTTCAATAGTCGCTTTTTGTTTTCCTGTTCTATCGCCTTGGCTCTTGCTATGTTCTGATAATTCAAGCGTTACCACCTGCCTTCACTATCTCGATTGCCTTATCAATCCACTTAACATCAGCGTTCATATTCTCATATAGCATATAAGCCTTAGTTTCTTTTAACTGCTCCACAACCTTGTCAACATCATAAGCGGTCGGATATTTATCCAGTAATAGCAATACTGCATTTGTATTGAGCAAAGTTCCATTACTTAAAGTAACCGATTTTAAATCTTTCTTTAGTGTGTCTGTATCAATTAGCCTCATACTTCCACCTCTTTAATTAAATGGTAATTCCTCGTCAATACCATCAGGGATTGACATAAAGCTATCATCGGGTTTTGGCTGTGGCTCTGCGCTGCTGCCACTTGAATTTTTACTGTCGCAAAATTCCAACTTAGATATGTTGCAATCGTTAGTGTAGACTGTGTTTCCGTCTTTATTCTTGTAACTGCCTGTAGTCCACTCACCGATAACTGCAATCTTTGAACCTTTAAATACGTGCTTTTCTACTGTTTCAGCAATCTTGCCAAAAGCCACGCAGTTAATGAAGTTCGCCTTATCGTCTTTCTTCTTAAAATTCTTATCAACGGCAAGTGTAAATCTTGCTATTGCCATTGCATTTTCACCCTGTGCATATCTAATATCCGGGTTTCTAGTCAATCGGCCCATTAATGCTACAATATTCATTATTTTTCCTCACTTTCTTCATTACTGCTTCTTTTCTCTCTTAATCGCCTCATCAATATACTTCTGACAAGCTTTTATACAATCTTCTTGATTTTTAAATTCTATCTCATTCCATAAGCTGTTGTATCTTATATCTCTTTCATCATTAGAATCTATGCAGTAATACCAACTATCTAAATTTGATGAGTAATTTATATGACATTCAAACTTTTTGTACTTGCCTTTGTAGAATTTGCTACTATCAAATCTCCTTGTAATATCTTTGAGTCTCATATACTACTTTCCCTCTTAATTATCTTTTTTTCTCTTTCTTCTTGACTTCTACAAGACGGTCGGCAATAGCTTCTTTAATAATCAAAGTATTGTATCTTTCAAGGCTGATTGTTATTGTTTTATCCTCATACTCTCTTGTATTTCCTAAAATATCTTTGTATTTAGCCATACAATCTCCTTTCCACTTTTATTATCTTTCTTGTTTCTCATATTCTTCCATAGTTGGTCTTTTCCCATCTAAATCGTTCCAACTGTAAAGCTTGTGATTTTCGTCTTGCCATTGACTTTTGTAGCAATTTCTGCAACTACATCTTCCGCTTAGCCAACGCATTTCTCCGTAATACTCTGGTTTCCCACAATGCTTACAAATTATAATTTTATCCACATCTTTCTCCTTTCTAAAAAGGGCACTCATTAGGATTAGCAAGTAGCCATTCCTTGTTGCGCTCTGCAACGTCCACATTCGCCCCATAAGCGACTTTTTTCATCTTCTCGATAAAACTATCCCTATCAGCATTTTCACTTGATAAATGGCACATTATGACGTTCTGCAAGCTATCTGAATAATTTGCCTTAACAAAATCGCAAGCTGTGTCAATGGATAAGTGGCCTCTGAATACGTGATTAGCTTTGCCTGTGTTATCTCTGTCGATTAAATCCTTATCATAATTCACACCTAAGAGAATGTGGTTTATGTCTTTAAACTTCCACTTGACAACCTCACAATCCGTTATATAAAGCATTCTCCCCATTTCCTTGTGAGTAATCAGAAATCCGAATATCGGGCAAGGTTCGCCATTTGCGTGTGTATGTGTCCAACTTCCGTCTATTGTTGTTAGGTCAAAAGGCTTTACTGTAAATCCGCCCATGTTCATTGATTTACAACTATCGCCTAAATATGGGGCAAGTATCGGTATTCCCATTGATTTAAAATCGTTCAATGACCTTGAATGGTCGTCAATAATGCTCGTGTGAAATAAGGCAACCTACTATATTTTTTACATTCCAATCGCACATCTTTTTTATGTCTTTAATCCCCATTCCTACATCAAGAATAAGCGTTTCATTTTGCGATATAAGAGCATAAGAATTTCCTTTACTTCCAGTTCCGCAACATTTCAATTTGAGCATTACATCACCTCACTTTTATCTGCAAATTTCCAAATATATCCGCCCGCCTGTTTTCTAATACCGCCCTTATTATTAAAAGGTTCTTTATTGGCTACTTGTAAAATATTCCTCTGACATATTCCTGTCATCCTACTTGCAACTTCTCCATTTACATATGTAGCGAGTAATACCCCATCCTTAGTGTATTGGCATATTTTTCTTGGTTTCTCATATTTGTTATAATTAACAATTCCTGTAATCACTTGTGGATGCGTTTTTTCCGTTTCTTTTCTGTGCCTCTTTGGATGAATATATTCCAAATTTGAAACGATATTGTTTTGCTTATTTCCGTCTTTATGGTGTACTTGATATCCTCGTGGTCTGTCTCCTATAAAATGTTCTGCAACCAATTGATGTATTGCTATTGACTTGTTTTTGTTAGTTAAAGAATTTCTTAAAACAATGCGAAGATAATCTCCTGCTGCATTTTAATTTGATAGAATATATCCGCCCTCTGTCTTTTTAAAACTCTTTACTCTTCCGTAATTGGAAATCTGATATTGCCCCTCAAAGCCTTTTATCCACTTCCATTCTTCTTCCATTCGCACTCACACCTCGATTTCATCATCCTGTGGGAATTGAAAGATAGTATTGTTAATGTATTCTACTTTTGACGGCTGATTTTCAGCTCGTACCATAATGCCACATTTCTTTAATCTTTCAAATTCCTTTACCACATCTTCTGAAATATCAACATTCTGCATTACAATCGGCATACCGATATATGCTTCTCTCAGCATTTCCATAGCCTTATACGATTTCTCTTTGGAAGAGTACTCGCCTAATACGTATTTCTCTCCATTGTATAGTGCTATAACGCTCTCCATTGCGTGACACACAACTATCTGCTCATAAGGCAAATCAACATTGCCATGCTGTGAAATTACTCTCATATCAGCTCTCCTCACTCTGCATGAACGGCGGTAGTTCCTCTGACTGCTTGTCGGCTGTGTCAGTCGGCTCCACATCAATTATGTTGTCCTCGTCAAAATCTACTGTGTTTGCGTTTTCTTTAATCTCATCAGCAACAACCTTTTCTGTATCAAGTTTCACATCTGATACATTTTGAAATTCCTCTTGTGCATATAAACCTTGAAATCTATCTGGAAACGCTTCTCTTAAAGCCTGTACAACAGCTACTTTTCTAATCATCGTGGCTGGCTTTTTCGCCCATTGGCTGTTAAGCGAACCATCTTTTTTTCTTCCTGCGTACTCATCAAAGCCTACCGACTGATACTCGTCCTCTTTTCCGTCAATAAAGATTTTCGCCCAGCCACCTACGATAGTTTCGTTAGGTAAAACCATTGTTCCCTCTCGCTCTTCAACGACTCCGTCCTTTTTAATTACAATAATTCCTGCTTTCTTTCCCTTATATCGTGGGTCTGCATTGGCTCTCTTTGTAAAAACGTCTTTTCCAGTAACTATTGTGGCTGGGTCGTTGCTTCCATACTTAATAAGGTATGCTTCTCTCAAAAACGGATTTAAGTGCTGGTATCTGCATAATGACATAAACATCATTACTTCTCCGTCAGATACATTGCCGCCGCCACTTACAAGGTATCTTTTTATCATTGTTGGAGAAATTTTTACCATTTCCCCATTTGATTCATACTCAACTATCTGTGTATTCTCTGCCATAATTAATCCTCCTAAATCTCATTGAAAACCTGAACCGCAAACAGTTCATTAGGTGTCTGCTTGAATAGAACTCCGTCAGATATGACTGTATACATATATCCGTCATACTTAAGCTCTACAGTATGCTTTTTACCGCCCATGTAATAATTTCTTTTCTTAATACTCATATTGAACCTCCTATAATCCAAGTAACTTTTTGAGCGTTTCTCTTGCTCTCTCGGCTTCGTCTTTCACCTATTCCTCACTTTCATTTATTATTTTTAATTCAGTTTTGAGTTTTTCAACTTCTTCCAATTTGTCTGCAATTCTTCTTTCTGCCCTGTTTCGGAATGCCTCCTTTGCATACTCAAAGTTAGGTTCTGTAAGAAACATGCGACCAAAATCAGTTATTCGCCCGACATCATCTTTCCTCACCACACTAAGGTAGTTTGGAAAAACTCTATCAACTGCCGCGTATGTCTTTGGTCTCTCTTCCGCTTCGCATTCCTCAACGTATAAACCTTTAGGGTTACTGCCGTAAGTATCTAAATTGTAAAAGTATAATTTCATATCACACCGCCTCAACCACAAGCTCTTTGTCCTGTGTATGCTTCAACATAATCAACTGGTTATCAATCTGTGGTATTCTCCAATCGTCAACGCTCTCTGTATCATCAATGATAATTGGAAAATTAACACCTACCACTTTCTGAAAAGCTCGGCATATGTCAACTTCTGTTAACATCCTTGCACCATGGTTGAGATTTCTTGCATATGCTTCGCCATTGTACACAAAGTCGCAGCACTCCTCGGTATCACCATTTAAGAGCGGTCTAAACAGCTTTGCTGTAGCAAAATTCAGATACTTATTTACATCAGCCTGTAAGAGTTCGTTCTTCTTACGAGTAAACTCTTTGAGCAAGTCAAGCTTTCTTTCCCAATCAGCAATCTCTTGATTGAGGTCTTTTCTCTTATCTTCAAGGTCAGCTATGCTATCATCTATACGCTTGTTATTCGCCACACCAAGCTCAATCTTTGTATCAACCGATGAAACTTGCCTTAACAGTTCGTTTCGCTCGTTTTTAAGCTTTCTGATAAGTTCTGATGTATCATTTTCATCTGCAAGAGCTTTCTCTTTTTCCTCGATTTTAGCTTTAAGCGCCTGATACTCACTGTTGCCTGTCATGTCAACATCAGTAGGTACCATTCCAAGCTCTTTAGCGATGTTATCACGTTCAATCTTGTTAGCAACAGTATCGCGCTTTTCTGTCAGTTCCTTAAGTTCTGCTTCAAGGTCTGCTATTTCTTTTTTCTTATCCTCAATAGCCTGTTTAAGCCCCTTGCTATAGTTTGACAGTGCATTGCCCCTACCTTCAAGCTCTTTAAGATTCTTCGCTTTTAGAGCGTCAAATTCGGCTCTTAAGACCTCCACCTTATCTTCCGGTAACTTCTGACCGCACATCGGACAATTAACACTGCTTTCATCAAAGGCAAGCTCTTTTGTTTTTTTCCAATCAGCACGGACCTTTTCTAAGTCTCTTGCACAATATCTAATTTCTCTTTCAGAGTTTTCAATTTTAGCTTTTCCGGCTTTTATCATTGACTCTGTTTTGTGAATTGAAGCATTAAAATCATCAATCTGTAACTGTAGCTCCATGCGTTTTTTCTGATTGTCAGCGTTAGCTTTTCTCTCCATGTCTGAAAGCTCAAATTTAAGGTTCATAATGTCCTCTGTGGCTTTCTGCTTGCTCTCTAAAATCTTGTTGTAGTCGGACAGCTTATCTTCGATTCCCTTAAGCTGTGGCTCGTATGTTTTCTTCTGCAATTCAAGCTCTGCAAGGTCTGTATACTCATTGGTGGAATGAATTGTATCAATCCTTGTTGAGATTTCGTCTCTTTCCTTGACAAGTCCTTTTGAGCCATTCCTACCGCCTGTGCCGTTTAGCTTGCCACGGCATACTTTTTTGAGCTGGTCTACATCACCATCATCAAACATCGGCTTAAGTTCAGCAAACTGTGGAAACATATCGCAGATTTCTTCATCAGTACGTGTACCGAAATAGCTTGCAAGTGCTAATCTCTGCTCTGCCTGTGACTTGTTAAGTAATGTCATGGCGTTTAAGCAAAATGGTAATACTCCAAGTTCTGCCATATTGTCATTGATGTACTGATTGTAGTCAGCCATTTTATACGGCACATCATTGATTGAATAATCAGTAACACTGCCTGTAATCTCACCTTTTTTGTTGCGTTTCTGCCTTGTAACCTTTTTCAGAGTCTTTGCTTTTCCGTCAATCTCAAAGGTAACAGCTCTTACAATGTCAACATCGTCAATCTCAATTCCGCATTCATCATGCGGTCTTATGCCTGTAATCTCTCTGTCGTTCTCATCGTGGCAATTCAGCACATCAAGAATAATTCTCTTAACTGTTGATTTGCCGACTTCATTCTGGCCGGACAACACAGTTTTCATTGAAAAATCTGTGTCTAATGTGTTTTTGCCGTAGAATTTGCAAAAATTCTGTGCAAAAATGTGTGTAATCTTCATTGCGTTTCCTCTCTTTCTATTTGTTTATGGTTTTTAGAATCAAGTTCCCATGTAGGCTTGATTTTTTCACTACTCTTAGGTATGAGTCCGACTCTGATACGAAAAGCCACTCACTAGCCACGTAATGAGCCTTGTTGAGCAATAGCTTCTGCTCTCTTGTTAATGGCTTCAATCTGTATCTTGTATCACCCAGCCTAATCCGTCTTACATTGTCGCTCATTTAGTTTCTCCATTTCTTTGTCCAACAGCGCTTGAAAGTCAAATGATTTATCTTTGTGCCGTTTAGCTCGATATAGTTCTTGTAGGTAATCGTTAGCACTCTGACGTTTCAATTGGCTACCAATCGCAGTAGATGTCAAGATTTCCATTTCCGCTCCCTTCGTCATATACAATTCCTTGTATGCCAACAGGAGTATCAACTACAGTTCCGTGTGGTAAATCATCACTTGCAATTACTACATACTCGTTTTCATCAACTACAAGCCCATGCTCATTTAAATGTCTGCCCGGTATATTAAGTCCACCACCGGGTAACACTCTCTGCGAGTACCACGTATAAGTGTAATCGCCGTATCTGACTCGCCCTAGCTTCTTAAATCGGCTACAACTGTACTTCTTACGGCAAGTTGGGATTTCCGGCTCTACATAGGTCTGCTCAACTACAACCGGCTCATTCTGAACTACTATTGGCTCAATCTTCCCAAGCATTACATCATTTAAATAGGAAGTAACGCCGGCTGTCAGCTCAACTTTGCTATCTGCTTTCGTTGCCATTGGCTTTAAGGTCATAATTCCAATCGTTGAAATTGATAACATCAATATCAGTTTTTTTCTTCTCATGCGGTTCGCCCTCCTCTATGAGACAAAATGCAATCAATATCAGCCAAAATACTGTTACGATTGCTCCAACGATAATACTCGCTGTCTTAATTCCGTATGCCACCGATAATCCAAGGAAAAACGCAAATGCCAATGCTCCGAAAATCGAATAGCCACAGCCGGTGCAGAATTTCTGCTTTAAAGTTCTTTTTCTCATACAATCACTCTCCGTTCTGTGCAAGGAATTTATTTACAAAATAAACTTGTCCTTTACCTGTAACTTTTGTGGTCTTTGTTTCAAGTGGAAGCCTGTCACCTCTTTCAACAGTTCGTATAACAACCTCAAGCAATCCCATTTCCATTGCTTTTTGAGTCGGAGCTGTCGAGCCTTGACAAACATATCCATTTTCACGTAGCCACTTATAAAGTCGCTTCTCTCCGATTTTGACTCCATTCTGTCTTATCAATTTTGCAACATCTCTTACTAGCAATGATGTTTCACTGGCTGATACTGCGTCAGCAAAAATCTCTTTAGGCTTCATGCGAGCATTATCTTCGATTAGCTTACTGTTATCGGACTTAAGGCTATCAATAGTCTTATTGGCTATCTTTAATGCCCTAGCCATTACTTGTTCGGGCGTGTTCCATGCTTTCTCCAAGTCAATGAGATATTGTCGGCACTGTTTGCCTTTTTCAGTTCTGCTCATAAGACAGATATGTTTTGCCATATCAACTGTCATGTTGTAGTCCTGTAATTCTTTCTCACCGCCATATTGATTGCTCTGTACCTTAAGGTACGCACCTTTGTAATCCTCACCCTCAATAAAAGTATTTGAGTAAGTTTCAAACCATGCGGAAAATCTCTTGCTGACCTCGAGTGCATTATGCAGCTCTCTTGCCGATACCATTTGAGTATCAACATCAACCTTTAAAATCTCATTCATGCTTCTACCTCGCTTTCCTCTGCGTCAGACTCAAACAAGGATTCTGCAATATCGCAATCATCAGTTCCATATTTGTTGCATATTTCGTCTAGGAATATCGACTCTGCTATGTCATATTCAATTTGTTTTTCTGACATGATTTCTGCGATTCGTTGTTCTCTTGCGCTCATGCTTTCTCCTTTCTTTCTAATCCACGAAACTTTCAACCGGTTCGCCAAGATAGCTTGCAATTTTAATCATGGTGTCTAATTTTGGCTTGCTTTTATCTCTCTTCCAGTCTGAAAGTAACATGGGTGAAAAGTTCAAGTCTGTTGCTACTCGGTATGATGTGATACCCTTTTTCTCCAAAATTTGCTCAAATTTCGAATATGATTGAGCATATTTCTTAGAATTATTCATTTTTTACGCTCCTTTCCTTAAAAATATATTGATTTTATTAAGGAAATCCGTTATAATGAAACTTACCAAGACAACAAAATAACAAAATTAAAACCTAGGTTTTAAGGCTTTCCTTAATCTAGGTCTAGTATATTATGGTTTTCTTTAATTGTCAAGCATTATTTTAAAGTTTTCCATAATAATTTATGAGGAATTTTTTATGTACGAATACTATCAGAAATTACTAGACGAAAAAGGCTTGAAAAATGCCGATGTTTCAAGAGCTACAGGCATTTCAAACATGACTCTATCTGATTGGAAAAGAGGAAAGAGCGAGCCAAAAACTAAAAATATGCAGAAAATTGCTGATTTTTTAGGAACTACCTTATCATATCTAGTTACAGGTGAAGAAAGTAACCCTATATTTGAACAATCAAATACAGATTATGACATTTCAAATATAGACAGCAAGCTCAAAGATTATGTATTTAAGTTATCTAAATTGTCGGATAAAGAGCAAGAAAGTATTATGAATTTAATAGATGTGATGTATGAAAATACTCAAAATAAATTAAATTAATAAGAAAGGTGGTATTTTATTATGAGTAAAACTGTTAAATGTCCTAAATGGGGTTGTGATGGTGTTGGCATACCTGTTGATACCAAGAAAAAATTCTCATTCGGTAAAGCACTTGTTGGCAACACAGTAGGTGGTCTCTTCGGACCTGTCGGTGCCGTTGTCGGTACTGCTACCGGAATTAAGGGAAAGAATGGCAAAACAAAGTTTGTGTGTTCAAAATGCGGTAACGTTTGGGAAAAGAAGATATAACTACCAAGGCAGAGCTTTTACTCTGCCTCTATTTTTCTTTTGATGAATACATACAAGTACAATAACAGGTCTTTATCTTCCAAGCCCTCAATCATTTTAATTATTTCATCCTTATATTCCATACAATACTACCTCCGATACATCAATTATAGAACATTTGTTCTTAAACGTTAATAAGGACGGCAGAAAAATCCACCGCCCTACCGAAACTTGAAGAGTTCTCTTGTTTGAGAACATCATTACTGTAGCACTTTAAAGTGTTTTATTTTGTCGAATATTGACAACATGGACTGTTTTGTAACCCTATTCCTGTAAAATAATTGAGAGGGCTTATGCTCTCTCTTTTTATGTGCAAAATCCTATTTGTGATAGTCTGCTAAACCAAAGTTTAGATAATACAAAGAAGAGCTTGAATTCCAAGCCTGAAGCTAATCATACCCATAACAATAGGCACTATGTGGCGCATTTGAAGGCGGCTCTCAACGCTTTATGTTCCAATACATTTATTTATATGATGTACACTACATAATAAATAACCTCGACATTTTGTGTACTGCTATTATTATTCCAAAGAAGTACAGTAAAATCTTTATAGATATTTCTTCCAATTGATATGCCCTTGCCGCCAGCATAAATTATAGGAAGCTGCGTAATAATCCCTGCATCGCTTGGCAAAGAAAATGAAAAAGAGTATTCTCTATCGGAATTTCCAGTAACTGTTATTGATTCAGCCTTATACAAGACAACAATATGATTTTTTACTAATGCATTAAGCTTAGTATTAATCTCGCTCTCAGTATAGTATCTATCATCATGGGTGTGAGGTTTCGGAGTTCTGGCATCCGACAGTCGGCTATCAGTGGTATTTACCTTAAAACTTAAACTCTGGTTTAATTCATCGTATTTGTCATTCAAAATCTTGCCTTGACTCGCGTCTAATGCGTTTCCAGTAGTAGAAGTCGTGAGGTTATTCGCCAAATCTTTAAAGGCAAAGCTTTTCAAATCAGCGAACCACTTCTTAATTTTTCCGAAGCCGACCGACACTTTTTCACCAGAAACAAGGTTTGCTCTAGTTGTTGTAGCGGCAAAAGTAACTGTTGTATCGCTTATATTTCCACCTTCTGCAACCGCTCCGATATTGGCAGGAGTTATGTTTACATTTCCTCTGCGATAATATGCTTCTTTTGCACCTTTTACTCCTGTTACCGGTGTGCCGGCAAGCACATCCCAATATCTATCAACAGTTAAATATACGTTACTTCCGGCAGGAATTATATTACCAGCCCCCTCTTTAAAATCAGTGGTTGTGGTAAACTGGTCGGTTATATTGTACATATCACCAGAATTAGCATCCGCTGTGCTCGGTAAGTCGGCAAAGTTGATTGTTCCAAGAGGTCTTAATGCTCCGCTGAAGCTCTCAGATATTTCTTTAACTTGTTCTGCGTACTTTTGCGCTTCCGACTCGCTCTTTGCAGAGTTAGTCTCACTTGTCCTAGCATTGGTTTCAGAAGCCTTGGCTTTTGTTTCGCTTGCCTTAGCATTGTTTGCAGAAGTTGACGCGCTAGTAGCAGAAGCCTTGGCATTAGTTTCACTGTTTTTTGCGTTAGCTGCGCTTGTAGACGCATTAGCCTCTGATTTCTTAGCATTAGTTTCACTGGCCTTAGAATTTGTTTCGCTTGTCTTAGCGTTACGTGCAGAGATAGACGCACTGTCCTCACTTGTCCTAGCATTGGTTTCAGAAGCCTTGGCTTTTGTTTCGCTTGCCTTAGCATTGTTTGCAGAAGTAGCTGATTCTTGAGCTTTGCTTGTGGCAAGTTCTGCCGATTTTTGAGCTTGTGAAGCAGAACTGCTTGCTGAGTTGGCTTTTTCTGTCGCAGTTTGTGCTGATTTTTGAGCCTGTGACACGGATTGAGCCATGCCGTCAAGGTAACTCTGAATAAGTCTTTGAATTTCAACGTCAAAATCCTCAACAGTTCCCATTCGCTTAACTATTCCGGGTGCGAAACACATCCATATCTGCTGTTTTTTCGTGTCGGAATCGGTCGATACCGCCCATTCTCCAGCTTTCATTTTTAAAGGGTCAAACTCCGCGTATGCCCCTCGCCTCATTTGAATTGCCATAAGCTACACCTCATTCTCAATTACACTTTTTGCATATGCGTCAAGCGTTAATATCGCTGATAATGCATTATCATCTACAACCACACGATTTACCCTCGCATTTGGATTAATAACTTTGCCCTCACTGTTAATTTCGTCATAAGTTATTGCCATTCTCTTTACGGCTCCATCCTGTGCTATTGCATAACCTTTAATATTAATCATAATCAATTACCTCGCTTTCTGCTGAATATAGCAAATTGTCCATGTATTCTGTTGTTTCCGATATAATATTGTTTACCGTGTTATCTCGCTTTTCTTTGTACTCCTCTACGTTAAAACGTTCAAACCTTAGTGTGTCATATTCTTTTTGAATTGCTTTAACTTCCCATCCGAATTTTAAGTTAGGAGTTCCTTCAACCTCAAAATAGGCTGAATTTCTATTTAAAATATAGCAATCTCCTTTACCATACTTTTGCAAAAACACTTGATACTTGCACTCGGTGTCTATTGTTTCTGCAAAAATATCATCTAAATAAATTAGGCACTTGCCTGTTTCGTCCAAAGTTGCTTCTCCAATATCTCCAAACATTGGTGATGGCATTTCATAACAATATAGTAGGCGCTTATCATAATCTTCCGTATCTGTCAATCTGCTCTTGGTGCCTGAGCAAAAAAACATTCCTGGGTTGAGCATTACCATTTTCTTATAGTTTGTGTTGCCGCCCGAGTCATATAAGTCTATAAATCCCTCGTCTTGATTTCCGGCAAAAAATGTTGTTTTTCCGTTCGGATGATAGCCATATATATTGCACCCGGTTATGGAAAAAAGTTGTTCTGATTTTGGAACACTTATCTTCAATGTGCCTGTATCGTTCGCTGATTGCAACTGTATCTTAACGCCTGTTAATGTTCCTGTTTTTATAGCATTTGCACTTATTTCTAGTGCGCTCACATATTTACTTGTAACAGTATCTTTCGTAATTTGAGTGACTTTAGCAGTAGTGTCAGCCACATTATCCCAAGCAATTTTCACACTGCTATCAAGTGTCAAGCCCCTATTGTCAAGGGTGACCAGTGTTTTACCTTTTGCATCCTTAACATACTGCACACCACTTACATTGTTTTCCCCGCCTAAAGTAAGTGTTCCACCATGCGCCCAGTCAAAATTAATGCCGATAGCCGACATAATATTGAAAATAGCGTTTCCGTCTTTGTCAACTCCTGCTTTCCATGTTTTGCCGTAATCATTTGAAACCGCTAAGCCATTAGCCGTCATTTTCCACTGTATGTTGCTCGAATTAAGGTCGGCTTTATTGTGCATAATGTAAATAATTGAGCCATCCTCTTGCACCTGTTCAGTCTTAAAAAGTCCGAGCGATTGAGACATTAGCTGTGTCAGCAATTGCATTTGCTTGTCATATACACTTAGTTGTGCCTGTGCAACTTTCCTAGCTTGTACGACAGCCTTTGTCTCATTACTGAATTTATCAGCGCTATTCCTTGAAGCATTTTCAGCATCACATGAGATTTTTGTGCCACTTCCAACTGTAAATGTTCGATTAGAAATAAAACAGCTATAGGTATTTTGCTTGCGGTCTGTCACAAGTGCCACATCTCCGCTCTCAATCAATGGGTTTGACAAGAGCGTAGCATCAAGAGGTCTGAACCTCATGCCACCGATTTTTTTGAAGATATAATTTGCAACTGTCTGTGCCTTGTCTGCCGAAATAAACGGATTATCAGAGATTGAGACTACATACCCCTCTTTTCCGGCAAGAGCATTAACATCTTTTGCCTTATCTTCTTTTGAGGTTACAGTTACTTTTACCCCAGTGATAACAACATCATCAGTCGCAACATTCAAGTCTTTTTGCGTATAAACATTGTGGTAATTTCTCGCTTCTGTAAATGTTCCACCATCAACGCTATCTCCACTTGAATAGTCGGTGAAATTTCCACCATTCAGTGTATCTCCGTCAGAATATGGTGTAGTTTTTGTGCTAAAAGTTCCGCCATCGTAGCCTTTACTGTCGAACTGACTCATGTCATACCAGCCGATAAGCAATTCGCCATCGTGACCGCATTTGCCCCACAATCCGCTCAACTGTAAGATGTAAGCTATTACCTGTCCATATGTGAGTTTTTGATTATCACTCGGTATCTCGTTAATCACGTAATCAGAGTTATCAAATCTTGCCATAGTAAAAGGTACATCACACTTAATACAGGCGTCTCTGACTACCTCATACGCTGTCGTAGGGTAGCTTAAATTGCCGTCATACTCACGATTGAAATTATTAATATTGTCAAGGCAAGTAAGTGTTATGAGTGAGCCGTCATAGCTTGTCTCGCTGACTCTATACTCACCGATTTTTAGTTTTTCGGTTGTGCCGTCAGAAAAACTTTTTGAAACATATGCTGTTACGCTTGCCTTGTCAAAATCATACTTGCTGTAATCCTCGTAAATGTTATTCAGCTTAATTTTCAGTTTTCCGGCAATCAAAGCCCCGATTGTGAAAGTACCATTGCTTGATGTTGAGTCATTAACTTCGAAGTCATTCGCCCACAGCTCACTATCACTAATAGGGATTTTTTCACCGCTTGCCGTAACTATGTCAGTGAAGCAATTTACATTTATATCATTGTCGAGCATTACTGCTCTTTGCCATTTAGCCGATACGTTAAGCATTAAATCACCGCCTTATACTTCTATGAGGTCGAAACTCAATGTCTCATACCTCTTATTGTTGATAGTCCATATCTTGATAGGTGCGCTTCTATCACCTACATAGAATGTACGTGTTTCATCAGTGCCACTCATAGCGTCAGGATATGTCACTCTGATATATTCGGGGTTTACCATTTGAAGTATCTTTGCTGTCCTAGCCGTGTCTGTACCGCTCCATGACAATTTAAGTTGTCGTTTCTGTGCTATTCTGTTTTTATGCATTTGAGCGTCCTGTGTACGTCCACTATCGCTTGCAGACACATCAATCAAGCCCCATTCAAAGCTTGACGGAGTAGGTAATTCCACTCCGTCTACTAACATCATCGCCATACTCTGTTACCTCGTAAAAAGACACCCACGCAAGGGTGAGTGTCTTAGCCAAATTCATTTGCTACAATATATCGTTGTCCATGCTTTGCTTTACCTACCTGTGTCATGCGATAGAGGGTTTCGCTGTCGCATTTAAACACGTTTTCAATGATAGGTGGTGCAGAGTTTCCACCGACATTAGAGTTCATCATTACTTGCGCCATGCCCTCCATGACAGCCTGTTTAATTCCCTCGGTGATTTGTTGGTTATTTGCAACTACGTTTTTGCCGTTTGAGAATTTACCGACCAGCTCGTTGTGATTAATAAAAGCCATGCCGTCCTCTCCCCTTGGGAAAATTCCGCCACTAGCAAGCCTTGGAATATGTACTTTCGGGACTAACGATACTCCGTTCCAATTTGCACCAGCCACCTTAGCAGCCATAGAAACAACTTTGTTAAATCCTCTTAATAAAGAGTTAATTCCACTGACAACAAAATTAACACCATTCTCTATTTTGGAAATAACGTAGTTCATAGCTCCTGTAACACCGCCTTTTATCGAACTCCACACATAATTAAATGCGCTTGTAATTCCGTTTTTCATAATATTAAAGCAGTTTGTGATAGGCGAAATAACATTGCCATTAAACCAACCCGCCACGCTTTGCCAAGTAGATATAACAAAGTTCTTTGCTGTGCTAAGTGCCGATGTTATACCAGCTTTCAACATATTAAAAAAGTTTGAAATCGGTTGTATTACTGTACCGCTAAACCAACTTGCCACCCCTTGCCATGTTGAAAATACAAAATCTTTTGCTGTCTGTATCGTTGTCTGTATAAACGTTTTTAAAAAATTAAACAGATTTGAAATTGGAGTGATTACATTATTATTGAACCACCCCGAAGCTACTATCCAAATTGCTTGAATTATTATCCAAATACCTTGAAAAATCTGTTGTGCTCGTGTAGCAAAGCCTTTAAAAAAGCCAACTATCGGTTCAATTACTGTGGAACTGAACCATTTCGAAGCTCCTTGCCACACAGTTACTATGTCTTTCCATAAGGAGCCAAAAAAGCCACTTATGGTTTTCCACATATCTTTAAAAAACGAAACCACAGGCTTAATGACATTTCCATTGAACCAATCGCCAACTGTTGAAAATAGTTCACAAATTGTGTTCCAATTATCTTTTACCACAACAACAATCGTTGCGACTGCTGCCACTATTGCTCCAACAATTACCGCCGGCAATGCTGCCACACCAGCTAATATTGCTCCGATTGTGGCTAATGCAACACCTATTACCATTAGAATTTCATTTACCCAACTAAATCCGTCTTTTAACATTTTGACAAAATTTACGATAGATAAAATTGTTCCGGCTATTGCTGAAAAAGCAGAACCGATTGTTGCTAATAGGTCTACTGCCCCTGTTCCGAATGCGGCTGTTATTGCATCACCCAAACTTAAACCACTGAATAGTCCTTCTATAAGTAGTCCGAGATTTGTTGACAATGAGGCAAAAATGGTTTTAAATGCTTGCATTATTGCCGTTCCAATGCCAGCTCCTTCTACAAGCTCAAATCCAATTTTTGAAGCTATTGCCTGTGCTATCGCTTTTGATAATGATTTTCCAATAAAAGCGAGTGCCACTGAACCCAATTTTAACGAAATTATCTTTTTTATCAGCAATGTGCCAACTATTATCTCAACAGTTTTGATGTCCAAATTGCTTAAAAAGTCCGTAATTCCTTTAAGTATGTCTTTCCACGACACATTTTTAATTGCCGTGGTTAGCATGGTGTATATTCCTTGCACCCATGCGTTAATAGTTTTTGCTAGTAACGCAAAATCAAAATTCTCAAAAAATCCATTAATGCCGTTAGCAATCGACAAGCCAAAATTAGTCCAATCGAATGTTGTGCCGAATGAATTGAGGAAATGCAAAGCTGTGTTTAGCGAACCGGCTATTGTTGCGCCCAAATCATAAAAGAGTCTTGGGCTGATTAAACCATTGAGAAAATCTGCAAGCCCTTTTCCAAAATTGTCAGCTTTCTGATAAATCTTCTTCCAATCAATGCTCTCCATAGCACTCGCAAGAGCGTCACCGATGTACTTTCCGAGTGAGTATAAATCCTTGATTGATGATTTGTATTTTTCGAGCAATCCATCGGTCTTTTTCAGCGAGCTATCAACACCACCTCCAGCTCCACCGCCACCGGAACCGCCACTGCCCGAACCGCCACCACTGCCACTATCGCTGTTATCGTCAAGTGCGTGTATCTCGTCTATGCTAAGCAATGTCTTTTTCAGTTTTTGCGCTTTCTTATTGGAACTATCAGCGTTATCGCCAATATCGCCCACTCCGTCAGCTATGTCCTCCATGCCATCAACAGTAGCACCGCCACCGCTTATCTCGATAGTCCAACCGAAGATTGCTCCGAGTGCGTCAGCTACAGTTCTTGTGAAGCTAATAACCTTGAGCATTACTTTGCTTAAGGCTTGAACAAACGGTTTTAAAGCGTTGATTATTACGCTACCTATGATACTGCCCCATGCTTGGAACTCTTGCTTAAGGACTCTTACACTATTCGCCCATGTCAATTTGTTATCGTAAAGGCTTTTTATCCTCTACTTCTTATAGTTTCCTATAAGTTCAGCGTACATTTTCAACCACAAAAATAAGACGTATTTCTACGTCTTATGGTTGTCGAGCACTCTTGGGAAGATTATATTTATTCACTTCCTACGCGTTACAGTGTCAATCAGCCTTTCGCTATCTGATTGATTACCTCGGTATTGACTTATTGACTTATCCATTTATATCCGTATGCTGTCCTGTCGGGTTTATCAACTACTTTGTGTATAACTTTGTAATTGACTCCCAACGCTTTGCCAGCGTCAGATATTCTGTCATACTCCTTGACTACTTTATTTGTTTTTATGTCAATTTGAGCTATTTTCCTACCCTTTTTTAGTTTAGTATACATGCTCAAATCTTTTATCGGAAAATCTTCTTTATAGACAAAAATATATCCATTGGCATTTTTATAACGATGTTTCAACACTGCTATCAGCGTTGTCCTGTTTGTTCCTGTTTCGGTTGAAGCCTGTGCTATGCTATCAAATTCTTTGATATAATTGCCTTTTAGGTCACATTGAATGACTTTTCTCTGATTAATAGGTTTTGGCTTTGCATATGTCTTAGCTCCATTAGCTTTATATTCATCTTCAAACATGAATTGATAGCCTTTGCATGTCAGCATTTTATTTTTGCAACATAATAATACATCAGTATTGCCAAAGCCATATTTGTCGGCTTCCATCGCGCTATCGTATCTTTCTATAAATGTTCCGTCTTTATCCAGCCTTACGACAGCTCTTGCGTTATGTCCACCGACACCGCCTTTATTCTCATTATATCCATCTCTGTATGTGTTATACAAAGATATATAAAATCTTTCAAGTCGCAATGCTTTCTGTGAACTATTGCATTTATCAATCACTTCCCATTCAAAGTTGTCCTTGCCATATTCTTCAATTGCTCTGTGAAATAAACAATCCTCTTTTGGCGAACACCTTAAATGTTGTTGAACCCTAGCGTGATAGTTTACTGTTTGTCCTATATATAATTTTCCGTTTATTTTATTTGTAGCCTTATAGATATAATACGTTCTCATTAAATCGCCTCAAACATATTATATCAAAGTATGCTGTCTAAATCAACTTAGTTTTCACCGACTTTGCTCGATTTTTCATCAGCATATTACTATGCTGCGCGACACATGAAACTAACGTTTCGTTTATCGGCTGTCTTGGCGAAGTCTCCTTGCGCAGCTTGCGTATTTGCCATGACATAATTATACCTTAGCAATACCTTTTCAGCTTGCGTCATTGACTTGATATTTGCGTCAAGTCCGTTTTTCATAGCCCACTCTGAAAGTGTGGCTTGTGTTAAATCAAGTCCGTATCTCCTTAACGGTGCAATTGTTCCCGAAAAAATGGATTGTAAGCTCTTTGCAACATCAGCTTGGTCTACATCATAGAATGAAGCCATATCGCCAGCTAACCTTGTAAGATTAAGCGACATATCAGCCATGCTGTCTGTAGTCTTGTATAGTGTGTTATTTTGGCTCATAAGAGCTTTATTTGCCACAGCTGTACCATTTGCCACTTGTTCTGACGAAATGCCTATAGAAGTACCTAACGCTTGGAAACGGCTTGATATTTGCTTAACTGTTAGCTCCGACATTCCAAAATCTTGAATTGATGTTTTTGTAAAATCATCAACCTTGCTTGCCATATCGCCAAACGTGGTATCTACTACGTTTTGAACCTCTGTTAATTGGCTTGCTAAATCAACTGCACTGCCTATTTTTCCTACAGCTCGCATAACCATCCAATAAGTTGCGTAAAACTTACCGATAGTTGAAGCCAAGCCCCTGAATCCACTCCTTGTACTCTTAATCGACTTGCTCGTGTTCGAAAAGCCTGTTACAAGTGACCTACTAGCCGAACCAACTTTTGAGCCTTGTTGCGACAGATTAGCAAGTGCGTTAGTCATTTGAATAATGTTGTTGCTGACTCTCGGTGCGCTAGATAATGTTGTCATTACCTCTTTCAAGGCACTACCAAGGTTTCTGATATTGTCTGCAGCATATCCGGCTGATTTTGAACCGAGCTTTGAGATTGAAGCTGTTAGCTGTGTAATCTCTGCTGATTGCTTTGATATGCTCGCAAAGCCCGACAATTCTGTTGCCATGCTCTTTAAAGCACTTGCCGAGCTGACAAGCCTTGCAGTATCAAGGCTGCCGAGCTTTTCCATGTTGGTTGCAATCTTGCTAAAGGTACGTGTGTCAATACTGCTCACACTTCTAAGTGATGTTGCAAGTTGTGACATTCCGCTCGCAAAATTGCTTATGCTTGCACCATTGAGGGAATTGAGAGTATCTCCAAGTCCTTGCAACTTAGCTTGTAAGTTGCCTATGGCTCTACTCGCTTGTTGCGCATCCGACTTGATTTGAAGCTCAATGCTCTCTGCCATTTTCTCGCCTCCCTGTAATAAAAAAGAGCTACCCTAAAGTAGCTCTCATGCATTTAGTCTTTGAGCAGATAGTATGTTGTAATCAATCCAACATATCCATCTTGCTTAAGACCTCTATTCTTTTGAAATACCATGACACATTTAGTGAGGTAATCCGTCCACTTGCCGTAATCAGTATCAAGTTTGTAGAAATGATACTTGTCATGCAGAGTTTTTCTCAACCACTTAAAGGCTGTCGGGCAGTTATGCTTCTGACCGCTCCACAGATTGTGATTTTTGGCAAATCTCTGTGAATTAGCTCCAAACTTGCCATCTTCCTTAAGCTCGCCTGTGTCAAATCCAATGTTCATGGCATGTTGCCATTTCCTTACATCATCATTATCGAGGTAATATTCCTCATTACCTTTCCAAGCGTTATTCTTTACCGGAGTTGCTATTGGTGCCGAACTATTCTCTATTCCATCACCCTTATTAAGCTCAATGTATAGTAAGTTAGCATCAGTGCTGTTATTCAGACCGCTACAGGTAAATGCGCTCGAATACTGCCAGCCATACAGAGAATGTTGAATAACAGGCTTCTTTGCACTATTAGGCTCATCACCAATAGACATCCCCTTAGTTGACGGATAGCGCGCAATCCAAAACGGACAGTTAATCTGATTTGCGTATGGCGCAATGTACTGATTGTAAAAGCTAAGCCCTGTGTATACACCAAAGTTAAGCCCAGCACTCTTGATAACACTCTGATATGTGTTAATTATGTCAATAAGCGTCTGTCCAAGTCCTTGCTGGCACTTATCTTCAACATCTAACCAAACGAAAGTTTTTCTTCCGTTAAGCGTCTGAATGACCTTGTTCGCATCCGTCTTTGCCTTGTCTACTGTTGTAGCGTATGAGTAGTTGTAAACACCTTGTATCGGCATTCCTACATCAGTACAGCCTTTCCAGTTTTGCTCAAAGGTCTTATCCGGATTAAGGTCTTTGCGGATTATTTTTAGGATTGCAAATTGCACCCCAGCCCACTTAACCTTACTCCAATCAATATTTCCTTGATATGACGATACGTCAATTCCTTTATATGCCATATTTTCACCTCATTAATCAGGACTTTCAGGTAATCCCGACTGTCTTAATGCGTTAATTCGTTGCTTCATTTCGTATACGGCAATTTCCTCATTAGACTCCTTGTATTTAGGCTCGTTATCTTTTGAGTATTGCTCATTTAATGATTTCTCAATGTATTTTGCTCTTGCTTTGTTGCCATTTAAGGCTCTGTCGATAGCTGTAAGAGTTGCACTTAATCCGTATGTGCCCCACCAAGCCCACATGTTAGAGTCAGATTCTCTTTGCTCGAGCATATAAGCCTTTGAATAAGGCTCTAAATCAGCCGGACAAGACATATCTATGTCCTCAACGCTAAATCCATAGCCTTTAGTTGCCAACAGCCAATATGGACGGATTTCGTTGCAATAGACTTCCCATGTAAGCTCTTTTACTTCTTGATTGGTTTCTTCTTGGCTGTCTGTGCCTCTTTCGCCAGCATCTTTGATAAAAAACTGTTTTTCTCCATTTCAGCCGACAAATCGTTGTAGAGCGACATTATATCTCCACCCTCTTCATTCTCTGGGTCGAGATAATCGTCAAGCAAATCATACATCTTCGCTAATTGCTTCTCTTTTGCTTCTTTATCGTCAAAATCAAAGCCAAATTCGTCAGCGTGAAACTTTTGCAAGCCCACGAGCAAAAACTCCGGTAAAAATCCAAGCATGTTGTCAATGACTTCAAGTCCCTCGCCCTTTTGCTCCATTCCTACGAGCCTTGGGATAATTTTATTCTTATATACCGGTGCATATCCGAATTTAACTGTGTATTCTTTTCCGTTTAATTTAATTTTCATTTTATCTTTCCCTTTCTCCCTAATTTATATAGGGAAAGAGGCAGTTTTAACACTGCCTCAATTACCTTGCTATATTGTATCTTCAAGTTCGCTGTCAGCCGTGCTATCATCATAGCCAACCGCTACGGCTTTTTTCGATTGGCTCATGATTTTTTTGTGAGTGTGATTTCTGCTGGATAGCCTTGGTCATCCTCTGTTACCGCAACATCGTAGTTATCCTCAATCCACTTAGGCACTGTCTGAACTGATACAGTTGCAGTTCCTGTTAAGTGGTCATCGGAAGCTTCACCTGGGGCGAATGATTCCTGACCAACAAAAGCGCAGATACCCTCTGAACCTTTTCCGTCTGTACCATAAAGAATGATAAAGTCGAGCTTCTTGCCCTCGTTAGTTACCATCTCATCCTTATACTTTTTCTCAAAAGCTCCCTCAACTTCCATGGAACCGGCTGAACGTCTACCCATTTCCTGTGTCTCTACTAAATCCTCAAGAGTTGAAGTATCTACCATGTTCTGTGAGCCGAATGGTGAGGGAATTGATTTTGCTCTAAGTAAGAGCTTGTAAGTTCCAGCCCAATAATCACCACTTGTGGCAGATGCGGTTGGTGTCTTGTAAGCAATTCTACTTTTTAAACCTGTTGCCATTTTTATTACCTCCTAATTTTTCATAAAAAAATAAGAGCCAAAAGGCTCTTATAATCTATCATTCCAGTCGAATGACCGCCTAGCACGTAATGTTGCTGTCCATATTTTGCCGTTTTTCCTAGCGAATGGGATTGTTGTCAGCTTAAATGACATAGCTTTGTATTCATTAGCCACTGTCTGCGCCACATTTAAGGCTTCTGAACGGCTTTTATTCGTTGTAACAATTACTTGTGCCGTAAATAACACTGTATTTATTCTTTCACACTCTAAATCCTCATTCTGTTCAATAGGTTCGAGTGCCTGAACAAGCACTGTCGGGAAACTAGCCGTTGCACTGTCCGACTGTTCCTCTTGCGTGAATTTTAGCTTGGGATATTTAGTTTTCATTTTTTTCTCACATCGGGTTTTTACAATCGCATATGTGAGATTTTCGAGGTCGTAAACCCATTGATTTTGACTCGCCACTTTATCACCTCAACTAAAATTTTTCCGTGCCGTTTTCATAATGTCATTTTCCATTTTTAAAAATGCGCTATACATCGGCATTGTAGGTGTAATGCCGTATGAATGGTGTAATTCTCCACTTTCGTCTCTCCAATACCAACCCTCGCTGTCAAATGCGTGTGTCTGTCCCGGAAAAGTTCCCTGACCGCCTCTTGTATCATTAAAGTGTGGTTTGGCTCTCCAACCCGAGCCGTATTCAGCCATAAGCAAAGGCGATACATCAACTGTTTTGAGTCCGTCTGCCGTTTGCCATGTGCTTTGTATCTGCCCTGTTTCCGTAGCAAGCACAATAGCCGTACAGCCGTCCGTTGTATCTTTAATTTCGTAACTAAACGTGATATAGTGTCCGAAATTGCCTGTATTTGCTCGTGCTACAGCAATGCCATTACTAGCAAGCTCTCCGACAAACGCTATGCACTTGTTCTGTAAGCGGTCTTTATATTTTTCAAGCTTGTCTATCGCATCTTGTATAGATTTTTCTGTCAGAGAAACGTCAATCTTCATAATTACACTTCTTTCACAACTGCTTTGAGCATGTATTTAACTGAATAGAGAGAGGGCTTGACCCCTACTATTGTAAAGTCTGCGGAAGTTGAATCAACTAATCCGTTTTCGTCCTTTGTAGGCTCACTATCAAGCCAAATAACGTCACCTTTTTTAAAAGGGTATTCTCCTCTGTCTGTCAGCAAAACAGCGTCAAAATCAGCCGTATTAAAGCCATATTCCTTGTTCTGTGCTTCTCCTCCGTCAAACGATATATTTGCCCGAAAATTAACAGGCTCCGAAAAGCCTGTTTCTTCATGGGTGTAATATATTTTCTCTCCATCCTCCGTCTCGTAAAACTTTAGATTTCCGTCCTCGTCTTTTTCATAGACTGTGACAGTTTGACCTTGAAGCGCGTACTTCATGGCTTGTTTATTAATGTCAAGCATTGTTCTTTACCTGCTTATAAATCTGATTAACACCTGTGCTTGATAATCCGGACACAATTCCAACTGCGATTGCATTAAGAATGTCATTCGCTGGAAAGTCTGGTATTACATACATACCTATAATGCCTAAGATACCGCCCGCAACGCCTACGATTATAGGAATGTAATTATCCTTAATGTGTGGGATTGCTTTGGCTCCTAAACCTATCAGATATGTAATTACAACGATTGCAACTACTGTTGATACTGATGTTATATCCATTCTGCTACACCTCCTTATCTTCATTAAGTCGCGCTTCCAATCCGTCTATTCGGTGGTGTGCTGACTTAACTCTTTCCTCAACTTTAATAATCCTGTTATCATGAGAATTAAGCTCTTTTCTCATCTCTATAACTTCATTCTTTATATCTGCTGTGTTGCCTGATATTGTGTCAAGTTTCATATTTATGCGTGTATTTTCCTTTACACGTTCCGTAAGTTCTGCTTTGTCAGACTTTTTGTTGTTCTTAAGATTAAGTCCCAAGGTAAACAGTCCGAAAAAGACGGAAAAAGCAACTGAAATAATGCTTATAATTACTGCTATTGGCATTGATATGCCGCCTTTCGTCTTTGGTAATTGGCACACCGCCCACCACCACTTAATGTGTACCGCCTGCTACCATATTGGTAACGCACAATCTTCTTTTTGCTTATAGCACTTTGACAAAAGGAAAAACTCCGACAAACAGCTTATCTCTATCTTTCCATGTACGGCTTACTCCGCCCTCACTCAATGCGCTCATGTAGTTTTCACCGGCTTGTGAATGGTCGTAGACAGCAAGATTGATAACGACGTTCTCAAACTGCTTTAAATCAGCGGTTATATCATCATCAGTGAAAGTGTCCGGATAACACCTTTTCGCTTTTACATCTTCCGTGGCTTGCTTAATAAGCTGTTCAATTACCGGATTATCTTCCTTGTTGTCGAACACTACCACATCAGATGTTGTATCATCATCGTTTGTGGCAGTTTCAATATGAAATTGTTTAAGTCTGATTTTAACTTGCTCTAATGTGGTGTATTCCATGCTAAGCTCCTTATAATCCAAACTTTTCAATTAACAGTTTCTTTAGCTCTGCTCCTGTAAGTTCTTCTGCATTGTCTATACCTTGTTCTGTGGCAAAAGCCTGTAAATCAGATGTAGACATGCGATTAATGGTTGTCTTGCTATAATCAAAAGAAGCTCCGGAATTATTATTTTCCGGAACCTCTTCGCCAGCGTTATACCATTTACCATTATGAATCACTATATATGGATATTTCATAGTTGCACCCCCTACTCTTCGCTATGAACCTCATATACGAATGTGCTATCCATATTCTCATATGATGGAAGAACAACCTCGGAAGCAAATGTTGACATCTTCATAGGTGGTCCGTACTCTGTCTTTGTAGCAACTGTGATACCCACACCATATACTGTTACATCTACATCAGCTACCTGTCTTGCAGTTCTTTCTTCCGGTGTAGTACCAAACCAAGTGCTACCGAGACTTCCCTCCGGAAGAAGTGTAACCTTGTTATCCGGGTAGAAGTACTGCTCCTTGCCATCATCATCAATGTACATCTTATCGTAAAGTACGATAGTGAGCTTTGTTCTCTTCTGCACTACTGAAATAACAGTATCATCGTCAACATCAATAGTTGCTGTAAGGTTCTGTGCGAGGATTGAGTTTCTTATCTGTGCATTATCAAGCAAATACTGAAATGTATTGCTGTTCATAAGCACATATCTAGCAATCTTGCCTTGCTTCTGTAACTTCTTTCTTGCATTGTTAAGGTCTGTAAGTGGCTTTGAATTAGCTGTATCGCTCCACATGCTTGTGCCCGTTAACTTTGCATAATGGTCTTTTGTATATGAGCCATCCTTATCGTAATCATAAGCGTACTGAACACCATCACTTACAATGGCAATTACTGGGTGGCCCGCGCTTGTGGCAAGAAGTGACATTCTCATACGCTCCGGAACAACCTCTGCACCACTTACAAGATTATTAGTATCGTCATATACGCTTGATAAAGCGCTTGCAAGGTAAGGGTCGTCTGCTGATTGAATACGCTCGATTTCAAGCATTTCCTCTTCACCGACTGTCATTCCCTCACGGAAAAATGCCATCTGTGTTTTTTCCTTGCTTAATCCCTCTCTAGCTCTAATTGTTGGGATTGTGTCAAAGTTAGATGGTGAAAGCGATACTGGAAGCCCTTTATGTGTCTTAATCCAGCTTAAATCAAGCCCCTGTTTCTTTCTTTCTGGAAACCACTGTAAACCAAGATAAGGTATCTGATTACTAGCGTTTTCTGTTGCTGATAATGCAATAGACTTACTGTCTAATACTTCATTAATTAACATCTGTTTACCTCCTGTTATTATTCAAATACAATCATTGGAAGAGCTGTCTTAACTGTTTCGTCATATGTAACACCTGAGTGTGCTTCTGCTACCTTTGTGTTAAGATATGCTTTCTTGAGAATCACTCCCTGTGGCCTGTCCTCTGTTACATCAAATCTTAAAATGCCTACTACTGTGGCTGTGTTGTCAGCCTTGCCGGTTGCTCCGATTGGTGTACCCGCTTTGACAATCTTCTTGCCCTGTGCATTTGTAGTTGTTACACCATCAAAATCAAGTGTCAGTGGGATTGCCTCATTAGGCTCTCTCTTTAAAATCTGAACATCTCCAGCGTATGAAGTCTTTTCATACTGCATATTCATTTCCTTTGCCATTTTTTACCTCCTGTTATTACTGAATGTAATGTGATAAAATGTTGTTGCTCTTAGGTGTGTCAGATATAAGGCTTTCTGCTATCTTTTCAGCATTTGTCTTATTTCCTGTATCACCATCATTATTGTTACCGCCATTGTTTGGATTAGGAGTAACTTTGAGTGCGTTTTTCTCATACTCCGCTATCGCATTGGCTTCTTTGTCGGACATAATTTTTCCAAGAACTGCCGTGTCAAAAGAGCCATCCTCTTTTACTACTGCCTTTGCTTGTTCTGCAGTAATGCCAAAATCAGACATTGCACTCTCTCGTAAATCTCTGACAGCATTATCTTTCTGTAGCTTGGCTATCTGCTGATTGGCTGTATCTAAGGCTTTATTTGCCTTTTCAAGTTCTGTCATGTTGCCAGCCTGTAGCTCGTCAAGCTGCGTCTGTAGCTCGTCAGCTTTGTCGGCTTTAGCTTTATACTGATTGGCTTTCTCTTTCTCTCTTGCCATTTCCTCACCGCTCTTGTTAAGCAGATTTGTTATCTGCTCATCCGTTGCGTCCGGGAAAAGCTTCAAAACATCATTTCTTGTCATTTCAATTACCTCCGTAACTCACGCTTTTGTTATCGCGGGTCGCTCCCGCCGAGTTTTTCTGTTGTTTAACGCACAACTGCAAATTTTGTATAATAAAAAGCAACCTATAAGTTTTCCTTACAAGTTGCTCATTATTTGTAATATTTAACACTGCATCTACACCCTGCTATTTCTTTTACCTGTGCCCCTAAAGAATGGTCTTTCGGAAACATCATAAGCGAGTTCCCGACTTCAAACGGCTCAAAAATATCAATTCTCTTTCTGTCAACTTCTGCATGTGTAGGTCTGACATGTGAATCTTCTTTCGAGCGCCACTCTTTTGTTTTGTAACCTTGTTTCACCATATCAGTTTGCAATCTGTAATTGCCGACTGCATTAGCTTCATTCGCAGCTACATTTTTTGCTCGCTTCTGTGAAGTAAAATACTCTACTTCAATATTTTGTTCAGTGGCATCAACTACCTCATTCACAATGTACCGGGCATAATCCGTAATGTATGAGGGTGTTTTCTTTGCCTTACAATACTGTGTGGCAATGCTCTCATATCTGATGATAAATTCTTTAGTGATAGTTGTTATCTCTGTTTCTTCCTTGCCGGATAGCAAGGCAAATAGCATAACAAAGATTTTTTCAAACTTTTCAGCAAGTTTTTTTCTATCTTCCTTTTCCTCGTCAGATAAATCCATCTCACCAAAATATGTGTCGTAATCTATGTCTTGTATTTCATTTTTGTTAAGTGCGTGGATTTCGTCTGCCATATCAAGCTCCAAAATAAATTGACAGCCAATTATTCATCGGCTGTCTTTCCATTGTTCTTATCATCGTTATTACTGTTAGGTGTAGCTGCTGTCGGCTGTTCTTCCGGGAATAACATTTCCATGCGCTTAGCACTTTCAAGAGTGACTTGTTCAGGGTCACTAAACATGTCAATCGTCTTAACAGCCCTCTTGTAATTGATACCGCACCTAAGTAATATTTCAAGCACTTCTGCTTTAACAAGCATGTTGTCTAGCTTGTTGTGATTAATGTGTATCTCAACATCGCTAGGCATAAGCGTAAAGCCCTTATTAATTCTCAGTCTGTTAAGAATAAGCCTAAGTGCCATTCTCTCTGATTTCTTAAGGATAGGCTCATTAATAGCCGTCCTAAGTCCAGCATCGTAATGTCCATTTCTCAATTCTACAGCCGAGCCGGTGTCACCGCCTGTGTTGCCCTGACGATTTGCGAGACCTTGAATACTTAAAAATCTTTCAAAAAGGTCAGTGAATACCACTTGCCCCTCTGTCTGATTAAGCTCGCTCGTCATTACGTCAACATCAGCCTTGTTGTCTGAACCATTGTTAGATTTAACTACCAATGCTCCCTCTTGTCGCATTTTTCTAAATGTATCTATGTCAATCTCGCAATTAACGAATTTCACCCATGCAGACACAAACTGCTCGACACCATTAATTCTGTCTGATGTAAGCACGTTGATAGCATCTGTAATTGCAATAGTCATTTCGATGTCAGATAATCGCCTTGCATTGTTTGGATATTCAATCACCGGAATAGCTCTATTTCCGTTTATTCCGCTATCGTAAATCTTGTCGTTACGAATATCAAACCACTCATTATCGGTGAACACATAATAAATATTTGCTCCGTTCTCATCCTCTCCGATTTGACAAGAGAATGCCGGACGTCCGTTTGAGTAGTATGCTACAAACGTATACATTGGATTTTCAGACGATAGGTAAAAATCGCTCTCATCAAGCAACTGTCCTTGTCCGTCATCGTTACCGATAAATCTGTAGCCAGTACCGCATATACTTCTCCAACGATGTATGTCTATGTCGCACTCTTGTTTACTTTCAGAGTCCATCGTAATGTTAAGCTGTGTAATTTCTTCCGACTTATGGTTATCAGTACCACGTAGCACATATTGGATTGGCTCGGCACACATCTCTGCAGTCTTTCTCTCAACAAGCTCATATGCAAGATTTACAGCAATCTTGTTATTGATTTCCGGGCGGTTCACTTTCTGCCGATACAAAATTGGTTGGTCACCACGATAGTATCTGTCAAGATACTCAATCTCAATAGCATTTTGCTCGTGAATCACAAGTGCTTTATTCAGTTCTTCGATTATGTTGTTTTTTGTGATTTGCCTTTTACGTGTAAAAATAACTTGTCTGCCGTAATTATTTTGGCAGACGGCTGAAAAAGGTCTTACATTTTTATGAGCATATCTATACATCAATAAAACCTCATGCCACTTGCAGAAGTTCTTTGTGGAACCTCTTTTATCTGAAATTCTTGTGTGCCAGCCCAAAACCATATCCATTTACGGCAGTGCGTACACATTACTTTGTGGTGTTTCTTGTCGCTTTTATTTACCCACGTTAATAGCTTTCCGCAACGAGGGCACATTACACTTCGCTTTCCTGTTGGAACAATATTAATATTCTGATTATTCATGTCACCCTCGCTTCACTAAAAATAGCACCCACAATCTGTGAGTGCCATTTCTAAAAGAGATTTTACGCAATGAACGAATTACATTTTTTTCATCTTACACATTATCACATTCTAAGCGAACCGAACGAACAAACTTACATTTTCTTAAAAAATCTTTCAAACTCCATTCTTACACTATCTGCTGTGGCTTTACCGCCAAGCGCATATGCTGTCTGCAACCATGATTTATTTTCCAAAAATCTAAAATTAATTATTCTTCTCATTCTGCTATCATCAAGGCTTGCTATAAATTCTTCTACATCGTTTGTCTTTTCAAGCAAATCATCTTGTAAAAGCTGTAACGTAGTCATTCTTGAATAAAGCAGTGTACGCTTGCGTCCGTATTCAGGATAAGGTACACCCTCGATTTTAAAGTGCTGTGTACCGCCCATACCGCCCGACACGGTGTCAATCACGCTTTCTCCGTTTTCTATCTTTTCAAGGTCATCTTGCAATTTAGCAATTTTCTTTCTAACCTCTTTAATTTCCTCTTGTAAGTCTGAATACTGTGATAAAACTTCCTTTGTCATTAATAAAGCCCTCCTCTGAACGGATTGTGTACTGCTTCAACCTTTGCCATTCGCTTTTCTCTAAAAATCATATCGCACAACTGTGCTGTAGAATCCACACCATCATCATGTTTCATTTTGCCCTCATATGTGCAAGAAAGAACGTTTTGAAAATATTTTTTGTATTCCTTAGTTTGTCTTTCAAGTTTTATGAAATGCAGTTTTCTTATATCCGGCGCATGATTTTTAATTCTGTCCATTTTTGCAGTTTTGTTATCTGCCGGGTCATGGCTTGTCAATATTGGGTAGCAATCTTTCTTCCATATTTTCTCGCACTCCAAACGATAGGCAGATGTTGTTTTTGTTTCCTCAAAATGTACCTCTGCTGTTTTATTCGGGAATTTATCTAAGTGGCTTTCCATTCTGCTTGTTACTTCGGGAATTGTTATATCCTTATCACCATCGTTATATACAACATCTACGATATAGTATTCCTTTTCAATCTCATAGCAAATCGGCATTGATACAAAGTCTCCACCGCCATATGCCGGGTCGTTTGCCGAAAAAATTCTATCAGGTCTTATTCCCTCAATTTCTGCCGGGTCAAAAAAGTTCATGTTATCAATATTGAACATCTGACCTTTTCTTTCTATCGGCTCTTGCTGATATTGGGCGAACCATGAAGCCATATCGTCATTATCTTCAAATGAAGCCATTCTACGCTTATAATCTAATGTGGAATATCCTAATTTGTAGGGATAATCAAAATTGCTCTCATTGTTTTCATTGAGTGCCGGAATTATGACCTCTCTATGGCGTATGTTTTTATATTCAGGATTATTTGCAAGCAATTCTAATCTGCGTCCTTGAACATCTTTTGGCGCCCATCTCGTGCCTATTCCTAGCAACTTTGCTTTGCCGGGCTTAATTCTTGGCATAAAGTTATTATCAAACTTGCCCCAAACTGTAGCCTGTCTGTCCTCGCTTAACGCTTCATCAATACCACTAAATAAATCGTCATATACTCCTAAGCCGTCACAGTCACACGCTCCGTTCAGTGTTCCGTATATAGAGCGCATGGTAAATGTTGGGTATGTTTTTTTACGCAAGAAATCTATCGTAAGGTCTTTTCCGTCTGTGATAGCTTTTTTCTCTACAATTTTAGGGTAAATGTCTTTGTAGGTGTACGTTGGGTCATTTACCATTTCTAATGTTCCATCGTAAAATCCTCCGGTTATTTTGTCGGAATATGCCGAATATAGATTTGACCTCTCAGGTCTGTTTGAGCCAAACCACAAATTACCCATTTTAACGATTTGAGTCTTTCCGATACGTCCAGGGCAAAATACCATGCCCTCATCAAGTTTATCATCGTACAAATCTTGAATGAGTTGTGCAACTTTGCTTAACGGATTTTTTCTCGGCAAATAAAATCTTTCCCATGGTGGACGATTTTTTTCCATGTAAATCATAAAGCTCTCAAACTTATAGTGAGCTTCCATCAGAAATAAATCAAAATAGTGATTAACTAAGTCATATGGTGTAGTCTCATGCTTGAAATGGTAATAATCCAAATCCCAAATCGTACCGCCTGTTTTAGCCGTGCAGAAGCCCTCTATAAGCTCTTTTGCCCTCTTAGTGAGTTGTAGTCCATACTCAATATCTTTCTCGCCGTTTATGGCTACACTGCAAGCGTCTACATAGGCATTAATTACTTGCTCGTCTATTCCTTTATCCTTTATGTAGTTTTCATATCCGTTTACTGTGGAAATAAGGCTCTGACTAGCCATAAGAAAAGCACCTCCACTTTTCAGCAAAGGTGCTTATAGACCTCTGCCTATAATTGTTCTAGGGTAGCGACTACAATCAATCTGCAGCCGGTAATTGTTTTTATTCGTTTGCTTTGAAATTGTAAATCGGTTTTATAATGTCAACTATTTCAACAGTATCTTTTATATTTCCAATTATTTCATCCATTGTTTTATATGCCATAGGGCTTTCATCAATCGTAGATGTATTTACAGATGTTGTAAATATTCCATCCATTGCTTTTTGATACTCTTCTAGCAAAATGCTTTCTTTTGCCTTTGACCTACTCATAGTTCGCCCCGCTCCATGCGGTGCTGAATAATTCCAATCTTCATTTCCCTTGCCAATTCCCAAAATGCAACCGTCACGCATGTTTATTGGTATTAGTACTTTTTCCCCCGCTTTTGCAGAAATAGCGCCTTTACGAACAATATTTGTATCGTGTTCAATGTAGTTGTGAATCGTTTGAAATCGCTCCGTTTCTTTTGTAACTTTCCAACCCATATAGTAGCAAATAATGCTCTGAATGGCTCTTCTGTTAATTTCCGCAAACTCTTGGCATAATTTCATATCGTGTAAATACATTTCTCTATGTTTTCCAACAAGATATGATAACTCTCTAGGGATTTTAGTTGTATTTTTTTCGTAGGACTGCTTTAATTCTTTGATAGCCTTGCTGATTTCTCTTTCTCTCTTACATTTTTTGTATTCAGCAATCAATTTCTCACTATCTTGTTTGAAATTCGATTTTCCCGATATATCATCAATCGCCATTTGCTGATATATTTCTGCAACTTGCTTTCCGACATTTCTACTTCCCGAATGAATAACAAGATATTTATTATTCTTGCTATCGCTATCAACTTCGATAAAATGATTGCCGCCTCCCAACGTGCCGCAACTCCTTTTCAGCCAATCTATATTTTTCAACTGTTCCTTGCAGTACAATTTTTCAATAATATCGCTTGCGACAGATGAGTTTTCTTCTTCATGAACCCTTCTACCACTTGGAACATATTCTCTAATGATGTTATCTAATCTCTCAAAATCAATATCAATATTCCCCAAGTTTGTAGTAAGCATCCCACAGCCTATGTCAACTCCAACAATATTCGGTATTACTTTTTCCCCTAAATCAGCAGTAAACCCGATAACACACCCTGCTCCTGCATGAACATCTGGCATAATTCTTATCTTGCAATCCGAAAATGCCGGCTGTTTTATAAGCGTATATATCTGATTTAATGCTTCATGTTCTATATTTTCTGTAAATATTTTCAAATCAGCCATAATATGTTCCCCTTTCTGCCGATAATCAGCAATTTAATTCCACTGCCATTCCATTTCCTCTTCGCTAAGATATTTATGTCTCACTCTGTACCTGTCAATATCTTCTTCCGCGAATGTAATTATACTGTTTGCAAGTCTTACATAAACTTCGTATTCGTATTTTCCGTTTGATTTTTCCCACGTTTTGCAGATAACTCCTATGTCCGACTTGTTTACTACAACAATATCTCCAAAAAGAAATCTAGGTTTATTCATCTTTGCCGTCCTCCACAATCCCATCAATTATTGCTCTCTCGACATTTTTTCTAAGCCATTTCGGAATTGAATCATCTTTGCTTATACATGGTGTCTTTGTTAAATAACCACCGGATATATCGCCGCAAAGCATTGTGTTTTGACATTCCATAATCTCGCTCCTTTTCCGCACTCTTTTATAGTTCTTTTGACTCTTCTATTATTTTTGCATTTCTTGCCGAACTAAATTCTTGATAGTTTCGCGGTTTTCGTCCCAAGTGCGTCTCTGCATATTGTTCAACAGCTTTTTGCGAAATATCTACTCCAAAAGCTGTTTCTATCGGTTTGTCATTTCTACCGCCTATTTCCTGCGATTGTGCTTCTCTAAACGCTTCACGCTCTATTGATTTAATTACTTCTGCCATGCTCATAGTTCAAACACGCTCCCATATGTTACTCAACTACATACCAATCTTCTGCTAAACAATCATTAATTGACGGAACCCATGTAGAAACAGTGCTATTAACATTTTTGATAGCAAAATACGGATTGTAATGTACTAAATCGTCTTTATCTGCAATGGATTTCCCAATTTCTGTATAAGACTTAAAATTGCCGGCCGGAACGTAATACACAAACATTCCCTTGCCATTCCAACCTTTTCTTGCTACTTTTTTGCTGTTTTTTAATGCTTCAATTGCCTGTCCAAAATTCATAATTTATTTTCTCCTTTACAATTTATTATTTTTCATTTTCCATAAATCTTTCAAATTCTTCCATGCATTTATAGCACAAGTCGTATGTGGTATTAAAAATGCCGTTCTTTGTAACCGAATTTCCACACAGTATTCCTTTTTTAATTTCTGCACCGCACCTATCGCAAGTGCACCATTCTTTTTGATGTTTCATTCTTCCACCGCCTTTTAAACCAACCCTAGCATACACAAAATATCAAGTCCTGATATTCTCTCCGCACCCTCTCTTGTGTGCATAAGAATTTCTTTGAGTCTTTCATTTTCTGCATTACTATACTTGTCTTTGCTATACGCTTCTGAAAAACAATAATATTTGCAATATCCATAGCCTACGCCAAGCATGTTTCCGTGAATACTCTTTCCGACAATATCGTAATATTTTGGCACTTTTAAAATATTGTGTTTTTCATCTAGGGTACATTCCTTTTGCTCTGCTTTTAGCTTTGATTGAAGATATTTCAGAAAACTTTGTATATCCTGTTCTGATTTGGAAATATATAAAATAGTTTCGTTCATTCTTCCACCAACTTTCTACCGCAGATAGGGCAATAATTGATTTTTATATATCCAAGGCAACCACTGTCTCCTGTGTCAATCAACACTCCGAATCCATTTTCATCTTTGCAAATAAAATCTCCGCCAGCGTATCTTTTTTTCATATATTCATCATCGTTCATTGCTATATCTTCGCAAAATTCGCACATGCTTCTTATTTCTCCTTTGCCTTAAACAGTGTGTCAGGAAATGGAATACCTAAAAAGTGCATATTTGCGTACTTCCTAAATGTCGGCACACTCATACCGGCTATCTTTGCTGCTTCTGCCTGTGAGCATCTGCCATATGCGTATTCCATCAATCCCTCTCGGAATGAATCAATATTTCGTGTCTTAACTCCTTTTGCTATATTTATACCTCCGCTTTTTGCTTTTCAATTTGATGTTTGTGTTCTACCATCTTTCTGTGCATTTTATACTTCATATTTTCACAGCCGATTTCTCTTAGCTCTGTTGTAAAATTATTAAAATCGCTGTCATTTTTGATGTATACATTGACATATCTATCTATTTGTGGTCTTGTCATAATTACGCCATTTTTAGTAAATACTTTTCTGATATAGTTGGTGTAATAGCAATAGCCTTTGACTTTTTCGTGATATAATCCCCAAAAATAATCCGCATTTTCCTTTGTTTCAAACTTTGCTCTAATCTCATTGTTTGAAATATGGCTGTAGCAATGTCTGCATAATGTAATTAAATTACTTTCTCTATCATCCCCACACAATGAAGCCGTTCTTATGTGCGCCATCACCAATGTCCAGTATTCTCTACTACTTTTTCCACAATATTGGCAAGTGTAATTGTCTCTCTCAAAAATTTTAGTCTGTAAATCTTTATATGAACTCATAATAAATACCCCCTTACAACTCCTTGCTTTCACACCAACTGCTCTTACAAACATGGTTCATAATGTTAATTAAGACCTTTTCAGAAGAAAAGTGAACTAAGCTGTAATCGCATTGTGTTGAAAACTTTGTATTGAAATATTCATCAACCAACATCTTGTAGTCTGTATTATCTTTCATGTTGCTTATCGTTGAGTAATAATTGTCTGTATATCCGTCACGCTCTATTTCAGTTTCTTTTGTTAAACTGTCTACCACTCTTGATAAAACCTTGTCTGTCAATGGATAGTGATATTCTCCGGTGTATTTTCTATGCTTGTTTAGGAAGTATTCAAAGAATAGCTTTACATTTTCTTTGAGTGTTTCATCGTTAGTCCAATCATAGGCTATCTTACCAGCTCTGCTTATCATTCTTTCTTCGGCAACTTTCCAATCTTTTTGAGAGTATTCGCTTATTGGCTTAAACTCTTTCACTTTTTTATCTTTAGGTGAAAAAGAATTACACTGTTCTCTGCTAAGAGAATTACTTTTAGTATTTAATGTTTCGTAATTAGTGTTAAGGTAATCATTGTTAGTAATCCCTGTTAAAAGAGTTGCACCTTGTGGCATTCCCGAATTACACTTTGTGTTATTCCCTTGGGAATTACATTTTGTGTCATTCCCGTCTGCCTGTTTATGTAATTCCTGTCCTCTATCTTCTGCTATAACCTCTTGTCTGATATTTTCTTCCCATTTTTTAACTTCTGCGTTGATAACATCATAATTAGGTCTTATATGTATAGTTGGCATTGAGTTGAATTTGTATTTTGCTGTAATTACAAATTTCTTTTTCACCAACGATTTAATTGCTTTGTCATACTGTCTTTCAGTAATCCTTATTTCTTCCCACCAGTCTTTTCTTTGCTTTGCAATCCAATATTCGCCGTCCTTGTATATCTTAACTTTGCTCTTATTGTCTTTACTTGGCGCAAACCAATATAAAATCCTTGATAAAAGTGTTCCCTCTATCAAGTCACCTGTTATGTCAATGTATTTATGGAATGTGTGATTGCACCTTGCTGATGATAAGAAATTAACTTTTGTTTGGATTTCATTTTCTGATAGCATATTATTTACCTCCGTACCGATAACTCCGTGATTTATATAAAAACAGCTGTCAGGCGGTCACGGTTCTGCTTTTCGGTAGCTAACCTAGTTTGTTGTAAATAGTTGCACGGAGAGTCGAACTCCGTCAGACCAAACCATGCCAATGCATTTCAAATCTGCAAATTCTATTTTGCAAAGAGTTTTCTGTTTCCGATAATACAACTACTATCCATACATCTCCCATCGACCGGAACTATTGCAGTAGTATCCGACTAAGTGGAGATAAGAAATTGATGCGGTGTGGATTTGAACCACACATAAAGCGTGCACTCTTTACGTTGGAGGGAATCGAACCCATAGGCATAACCCAAATGTTTTTAATCCATATGCCTGTCTCCTGACCATTCGCTACTTACCCTTTTGTATACACATCAACAGTCGGTGTCCCCCGACTAGCGCCGACATCGTGAATCGAACACGAACAACATTTCTGTTGGATAGCTTAGCAAGCTACTGGAATACCATTATCCCATATCGGCAAATAATTTATTGGCAGGACTTAGCAGCGCATTTTCTGTACCGCCCATTTAATCAAGCCTTGTCGCCTACTTGAACCAATAATTAATCGGCAAGGCTAGGAATCGAACCCGCGACAAATCAGCTAATAGCCGACTGCTCTACCACTGAGCTACATGCCGATAGTAAGGCAAAACTAATTAGGCTAGTTTTGCCTCTGCATGAAAAAATTCAACAAAGGGGAAAAGCAGAACCCCTATTTGCAGAAATATCTGCAAGCTGACTTGATAGGACTCGAACCTACAACTACTTGATTAACAGTCAAGCGTTCTACCTGTTGAACTACAAGCCAGTAATGAGGATGAAGTCTAAGGAGTGGCAACACCCTCCGGAGATATAAATTTGTATGTGCTGTAGGAAAAGAACTAGCGAAACCTACAGCAAAGGACATGTGAGGAATTGCACCTCACCTAAGACTCACTGATTTGAGTTGCCCTAGTTTAACAATTAAAGGGGGTATATATGTCTACTCTGCCTATTACAGATGTCTTTACGACAGGTTGGTTTTCACGCTCGTGTATTGTGGGATTATACACGATTAAACCCTCACGAGCCTTGTGACGGCTCTTAACAGCTTTCCACTATGAGGGTGAAAGGAACTACTAAGTCCAATGTCGGGGAACCAAGTAAACCCCGAACAGGGCATGTTGGATTTGAACCAACGAATACAGGAATCAAAATCCTGTGCCTTACCGCTTGGCGAATGCCCTATATTTACTGCCACATAAAAGCTATGGCAAGTATCTGGCCGAACATTACAGCAATACCAAGAAATCTTGTGCCAACTGCCGCTTTTTCGTTTAATGTGGCGTTTGCCATTCCAAAAGCAATTAATGCTAGCCATACTGTTGTTGCAATTTTTAGTACAAACATGATTTACACCTCAAAATCTAATTATCCTTAAAGCCCTCTATCAGCGACTCGGTTATGGTAGCCAAGACTAGAAACACTGCCGAGATAAGCAATCCATGCTCGTCAGATAAGAGTATTGCACGAATTGTGCAAAGCATCATCAGCCACAGGAAAACATTTTTAATCAACACCGGAAGTTCCTTATCCACGAATTTTCCAAACACTTTCCATCTGCGCCTAGATTTAAGCTCACGAGCTTTAACCATGTACCATGAAGCTTTTTGTATATCTTGCGTGAAGCTATCTTTATGCCCGGCACGATATTTATACTTGTATGCAGTAATCTCACACCATTTCGCCACATCTTTAAGTCCGTAAATGTCAATCATTTCATCAATGCACTTTTTACGATTAGGCAAATTGTAGTGGCTAGGGTGATTTACCATTTCGGAATTAATTTTGTTAGACTCAAATCCTGTTAATTTCATAGCTGTCAGCTCCTTTACTGTTATATATCTGTCTCTTATACACATCT